CCGTCGATGCCGATGGCCCCACCGCTCTTGGTGGCCAGCGTGACCTTGTCGTCCCCCAGCATCAGCATCGCCGTGACCTCGCCCTTGTCGTTGGCCGTCATGAGGCTGGTCTCCGGCGTGGTCGCGTTCATGAAGAGCATGCTGCCCAGCTCGTTCGTGATCAGGGTCGACCCGTCCTTGTCAATGGTGAGGAAGGCGGCGGTCGCCTCTCCCGCGCCGTCCCCCTTGCCCAGGATCAGGTGCAGATCCTCGGGGTCGTCCGACATGCGCAGGTAGTGCCCCGAGCGCGTGCGGATGCCCTTGCGTAGCGCGGTCTCCGCATCGAACGTGTCGCTGGCCTTGTCCGCCGCCATGTAGCCGCCCATGTAGACCGGGAACTCGGGGTCGCCGTGCTGGAACATGAGCCACACCTGGCCGTTCACCTCCGGCGGGTAGAACACCCCGCTCATCTGCTTCGTGTCCGGGTCCACGCTCAGCCCCGACATGCACGGGTATGCCCACCAGCTCTGACCGATCTGGTCCGCCGTGTTCAGTCCCACAGCCGGGCACAGCGCCTGAATCCTGCCACGGTTCTCGGGGTCCGCATTGCTCACCACCACCCCGGGGTAGATGCCGTAGAATCGCCGCGCAAACCCCTCTAGGCCGATCCGCGCCAACGTGTCCTTGAGCCACCCAATCGGGTCGGTCGCCAGCCGCAGGGAGTCGCTACGATTTCCGAACATCTATTTCTCCGGCATCGTGCCCACGGGCGTTTGGATCTTCTCGCCAGTCTTCTGCCCTGTGCCATCCCCCTGGCGACGGCACGTCAGCGTCATCTCGTACTTTCCCGGCCCCCACGTATGGGTCGCCTTGTCCACCAAGTAGGGACCGTCGTAGATAACGCCGCAGCCGCGCAAAAACACCAGCTCGGACGGGATCACCCACGGCAGCCCCAACGATGTGATGACGCCCACCTGCGAGGGGCTCCCCGCATCACGCTCGGCCTCCGCCGATAGTTGCGCCCGAGCCGTCCCCGCTGGCCCTTCCGGAACCGGGCCGCTCGTCACCACCGCCTCTTTTCCGTCCGCCTTCTTTGCGTCCCCGGTGACGTCCTTGCCCGAGGCATCCGTCGCCTTGGAGTCCTCCTGGCCCGGCGTCGCCACCGCCCCCGCCGTCGCCACCTTGCGATCCGCCGCCTTCGCCACCACGGACTCAATCAGCCCGGTCTTTTGATTGACGAAGACCTTCTCCACGCCCTTGCCCGACTGTCCCGTGCTGGTCGAGAGCCAGGACGCAAATCCCGACCCCTCCGGCGCCCAAGACAGGCACGGGAAGGTCGACGTGTTCAGATCCACCACCCCACGCATACGGAACGTCGGCCGCACCCCTGTCCCACCCGCCTCTCCCGCCGGTTTAAGCTGGCTCAGAATGCCGCTACTCAACTCCGCCTCTGTCCCCAGATGCAAGAAACGCACACCGCTTCCAGGACTTTCCAGTCTAGGACCGATCCACATCTTCAAATTCGCCATCTTCGCCAACGCCGAAGCCGCCTCCCAGACCAACATCCCAGCGAACGCCTCTGGCTTCCAACCAGCCTCGGTCGTCTCCTTGCCAGACGCCGCTGTAAACGCCTGCATGAGGTTCGTTGCATCGGTAGACGGCCTGAACTCAGCACCTAACGCCTTCGCGCACTGCATAAACATATCGTACGGGTCTGTCGTCTTCACGATCTCCTGCGACACCGTGTAGCCGCCCCCATCCGACACCACCTGCACCGTGATCGTCCCGGTCATCCCGTTCGGATCAATGGTGAGCCCGTCCCCGCCCGCTACCAGGAACCCATCGAACCACTCGGTCCACCAGTCCGGCTGCTTCGCGTAGCCGATCCGCGCCCGCACCTGGTTCCCCATCGTGAACGGCGAGTCCAAGGAGAGGAGCTTTTCAATCGCCACGTCATAGGGAGCGTCAAACGTGATCTGGAGGGACGCCTTGCGCGCGAACTCAAAGGCCAAAGTCACCCCTGTCACGAACGGGAACTCCGGCGCGCTGAACTGCCACACCTTTCCCGTTTCAGGGTTCGTAATGACGATCTGCGCCACCGGATCAGTAAACATCCGCTATCTCCCCTGCCGGAGCAACACGCGCTCGACCCACGCCCGCGTGGGGATCTTCAGCCGCCGCCCCGGGTACAACTCGACGTCCGGCAGGTCCATGTTGTTGCGCGCCGCGATGACCCACCCCATCTCCTCGTTGCCGTAGAACCGCTTGGCCAGGATGTCCATCCGCATCCACGGATCCTCGACGACGTATTCCACCTCGTTGTCAGTCACGCCCTCCCAGTTGGGCATCTCGAACGGGCGACGGAACCGCACGGGCGACCCCTGCTCCAGATCCCAGATGACCTCCTCATCCATGAACCGCATGGGCGATCCCGAGGTCGCCGTGAGCACTCGCTTGGGAATGGTCGGGGTCGGTGCAGGCATCTATCAGCCTCCTAGCACGGGCGCCGTCGTCGGCGTCCCGCCCTTGGTCACGAATTCACTCTCCGCGATGGTCTGCGTGAACCCTCGGATCTTGTCCAAGATCGCCCGCTGCTTCGCGCTCTCGTTGATGATCGCCATGGTCACCCCGGCCAGGCCAGGAATGTTCAGCATGGCCTTCATAGTGCTCTTCACGTCCTCCGTCTTATCGTCAATCGTGATCGTGCTCTCCAGGTTTCCGCCGAAGTCACGCACCATCATGGATGCCACATCTTGCAGCAGGCTCTTCTTCTTGGCGATCTCCTCCATCTTCGCCTTGTAGGTATCGAAGGTGGCGATCACCGACTCGTCCAGCACGCGCGCCACCGCGTCGGCCACGATCATCGCCCCACCGTCAATGCCCGCCGCGAACGACTCCATCAACGTACGACCCGCGCGCCATGCCGGATCGCCCTCACCAAAACTGCCAACTCCTGCAAGTGGCCCGTCGATGATTGGCGATGATGCTCCAAGTCGATCCTTGGCAAGCTGTGCAGCCGCGTCCGCCGATTCAGAGATCACCCACGCATTATCCGAAATTCCACTCCCCTCCGCGACCACAATAGCCTTTCCCGCGATACTCGCCTCCTTGGCTATGATCTCGTTCTGCGCCTTGAATCCACTGGCCACAACAGACATCGCGCTACCAACTTCACCCATCGTCCCCTTAACCTGCTGCGCAAAAGCCCCGGCAGCAGCAATAAGCGGGTTCTCCGGCGCGGCTTGCACAGTCGGAAGGGCATTGCCCATGATGTCCTTGCCTTCCTCGGACATCCTCGGCCCAGATTCCACATACCACTCGGCGTTGTCCTGGATATATGCCGCCTCTTTGTCGGAAATCCCTCCCACAGACTTGAGTTGGCCAATGTATTCTCCGGCCATGCCCGTGGCTTCCTTGAGCATGGACAACTGGTCTGGCTCGATCAGTACCACGTTCTGACCAGTCATCCGCCCAAGGTCAGCGGCGACACGCACAATCACTGTCCCCAGGCTCAGGCCCTCTTCAACTGCCTTCTGCAACAACGTCGTCTTGTCCGTGCCAAGCATTGTAGCAACGCCACTTAGGTTATCCTGAAGCCCCTCAAATGTGACAAACAACTGTCCGTTGATCGACTGAGCATTCACCATGGCCTGGGCGGAGTCGGTGGCCGCCGTCTTGCTGTATTTCGATACAGCCTCCTGGGCAGCTTTCAAGTAATCCGTTGCGCTTGCACCCTGCTGTTGCAACTGCGCAAACATCGCCTGCACCTCGGGGAAGTGCTGCACTCCAGCGAACTGCTCCATGAGCGTCTGCTGCCCCGTCACCTTCCCACCCGCATCGATCTTGGCTATCTCTGCATCCATCTTCTCCTGGATGACACCAGCGTCGAACATCGACTGTATGCCCTCTGCCAAAGGAGCACCAAGAGCCCCGCCCAATGCCCACACGGCTTTCCCAGCAATGCCGTATCCTTTTATTGCCTTGCTACCACTGGCGACCATCTCAGCACGGCTAGCCTCCTGTGCAGCCATTACCCCCTGCATCTGCTGTTCTACCAGTGCCTTGCCAATGTCTGGACCCCCGACGATCTTTGTCCAATCAACGGGATTAGTCTTCATTGAACCAATCGCCTGATTGAACGAATCGCGGAACTTTATGAACCCCTGGTCATTCTCAATATCCCCCTCTGGGAAATACATGGACCCCGTGATCTTATACTGCGTGTCCAAGTACGCCTGCTTGAGCTTCTCAAGGTCTGCCATGCGGCGATCTTGGATTTCCTGGGAACCGGCAAGTTCCGACATCTTTGCCGCTTCCTTGCTCGCCTTCTGCGCGTCCTCGAACCCCTTGATGCGCTTCTCAGCATCTGAGATGGCCGCCTCAGACCCGGCAATCAACGATCCGGCAACGAACCCAACCAGGCCGCCCCATGGTCCAAATTTTGCGCCCATGATAGCGCCTGCAAACGCCCCTCCGATGAGCACGCCACCAGTGCCGAAATGATCCACAATCGCATTAAAAACAGAACCCGCGACGGTCTTCCCAAACTCGATCACCCCTGGAAGCACCTCTTTGCCGAGCCAAGAGAACAACGTCTTGATGTTCTCTTTCCATTCGGGCCACTGTCCTTGCACATACGTCGAGAAATCGTCCCACGCGTCAATCAGCCCTTGCTTGATTCCAGTCTTACCCTTTGTCCCATACCAAAGATCACTAGCCATCGCCTTGGCCTTCTCCCATAGCGGCCCAAGGGACTCCAAGATCTTTGAACGGTCTGCATCACTCAGCATGAAGAACCCAACGATGCCTCCTGCGGCAATGCCCATGGGTCCGAACTGGCCAATCAAACTCATCACCGGGCCGAGTTCCTTTGCGAAACCCTGCATGGTCTCAAAGGCCAGGCTGTACTTAATGGACATCTTCTGGGCTTCCTTCACGTTCACGCCCATGGCCTTGCCAACCTGAAGGAACACACCACCCATACCCATTTGCTTGAACGTGGACATGCCGCGCACGAGCATTCCCATCGGTCCATCATCAGCGGCCAGCGCCTTAATCTCTTTCCCCACCTCACGGAAGGCCCCCATCTTACTCCCAATCAATCCCTTCACGTCGGCCCGCGAAATGCTCCTGATCTGCATATCGAAGCCTTCCTTCGCCAGATCATACGCATCTTGCAAGGTGCGCCCGCTACGGAACGCCTGGTCCCCATACGCCTTCAGGGTGTCCTTCCCCACGACCGTGACATCGGACATCTCCTTGAGTTTCGCAGCAGCCGCGTCCCCACCAGATGCCAAATAGCCAAGGCCCTTGACGCTCTCGCCCATGGACTCGCTCAGCCCGGATAGCATGGCCTGCTGCTGCGCCCCGGTGACGTTGTACTTGGTGAACGCGGCCTGCATCGCCTGGACGCCCTTTACGGTGTCCCGCGACCCAGTGTCGATGATGCCCTTGGCCTCATCAAATCCGATGCCCAGCCCAGTCAGATACTTGATCAGCGGAGATGCTGCTTCAATGCTATCCGCCCCAAATCCTGTCTTCATGAGACGCTCGATCTGCGTGGACTGCTCCGCAAACATCTTCGCGGTGTCCGCGCCCATCTTCATCGCGTCTTCCTGGCTCGCGCCCTGCGCCGCAAACGCCCCGGCCAGCCGCACCGAACTCTCCATCAGCGCCGTGATCTCGTCCCCGGTCCGCTGCATGCCCGGCGGCAACTTCTCGAACGTGTCGTCCAGCGCCTGAAGGTTCTCCTTCATGCCCTTGATCGGCGACATGCCCATGCCCGTCTTCTTGCCCAACTCCGTCATCGAATTCAGGAACGTGGCCACCTTCTTTGGTGCCATGCCCCACGACCCGGTCAGGTCCGTGATCGAGCTGTTCAGATCCTCTATCGACACGCCCGTGGTCTCCGTGAACTTCACGAAGTCCTTCTCGGTCATGCCCAGCGCCTTGGCCGTCTCCTTGGCCGCCGGGGTCATGCGGTTGAACTCGGTGTACACCTTGGCCACGGACTCGGCCCCCACGTTCATACCGATGGCCATGCCCGAGATCCGACTGGTCATCTTACGTGCGGCGTCCGCACTCAGGTTCATAGATGCCACAAAAGGCGCCGCCGCCTTCGCATTGGCCACGCCCATGGACTCCAAGGAGCTACTCAGATTTCCAGTATCACCAGTCAGCGAATTGATATCGGACGCAATGGAAGCGATGTTGAAGTTTTTTACGCTGTTCTTTATCCCGTCAAAGAACCCTGCCATCTTGGACTTGGAGGCGATCTTGGACTGGCGCTCTAACCCGTCGTTGAGGTTGTTCAGCCCCTTCTGGGCCGAATCCACGGCGGCCTTCATGCCGACGTCCCGCGCGCCCATGCCCCAGGTGATCCCTAGCAGGTTCATGCGTCCTCCACGCGAACCCGGGTTCGCGTCCTACCGTCTGCCTCGCGTGCGCGACCGCATGCGAGCGCGGGCGGCGGCCTGTTCCTCGTTGGCGCGGCGGCTGGTCTCCAGCGTCTGCTTCTGCTCCACAAACCGCCGACGGCGGCTGTAGGGCATGGCCATCACGCTGTTGTACGTGCCGCCCTGTAGCTCCATCAGGAAGAAGACCTCCGCTTCCAGCGCCTCTACGAGGCCGATGGGAAGAAAAAACTCGGCTGTCCCAGACTCAGTTCGGCCTTCCATTCATGCTGACACGACGGACACGAAAAGTCGACATTGGTGTCGACGTGCCCCTCGTACTTCTCAAACAGCTCGCGGATCTCGTTCCGGTCCCGCGTGGGGAGCGCCTTGAGCGCGGCCATCGCCACGCGCAGGTGCTTTTCCTCGCGATTGACCGCCACACCATCAATGGAGTCCACCCGCGCCAGCAGGCCCAGCGTCAGCACGTCCTCCTTCTTCTTGGTCTTGGTGGTCAACCACTCCTCGTCCGTGCTCGACATGATGTGCCACTTCACCGCCTTGCCCGACTTCAGCGTGTGATCGAACGCGCGCACCGTGGGGTCTTCCATGGCATGCGTCTCCACCTCCGCCAGATTCAGCGCGTACCGCACCTCCTCCTTGCACTCGGAGTTCGGGCACTGCACTTTCACGTCGTAGAAATCGCCCAGAGACACCCGCCGGATCGACAGGAGCGCCATCATGCGATCACTGGCCGTCAACGTGCTCACCGCTTGGCTGATGCCAGCACGATCCTCCACAGATCCAATCCGCTTGGTGCAGTTCGCGATGATCTGGTTCAGGCGCGGCAGGACCGGCCCCTTGCCCGCGAGCAAGTCCTCCTCGTAGCCGGTCATCTCCGTCACCACAAGGTCGCGATGCACCACCCCCGCGTCGTCGAGGTAGCCGCACGGCAGCTCCACCGCCAGCGCGCTCGCCCCCACGTCCATCATGTGTCCCTTGGTCAGCGCGACGTCCTTGATCTCCACCTGTGTCTCGTCAGCCATCATCATCTACTCCCCGGCACGGAAACTGCCTGCTTTAGCTGGCAGAGGAAGTGCCGTCCTCCATGTGCTGTAGGTTACAAACCGACAATCGAATACATTTACGTTTTGCGCTAGTCGCTTCCCTGTTTCCACAGAATGCAAACTGATCCGACCATTGCTCGTGCCGCCCACATACGTCCTTCCATATTTGGGATGCATCACCACGGATCCCCGCTTCAACCCAAGACTTCGCGTTCCACCGTATGACCGCCGCGCCCCACCACTCGCCGGTTGCAACGCATGCAGTTGCCGTCTGTGAAACTGTAACGGTGTTACAAGTAGCAGACTTTCATTGTCTGGCTTGATGTGCCCGCCCACAAACCAATTCGCCAGCACCCAACTGTCCACGCAATGTGCATCAAACACCGCGTCCATCTTCTTTTTCGTCTTCTTTAACCCAGCATGCAACCGCAGTTCCGCCGTCTCCCATCCTTGCTTCAATTCCACTTTTCCAAGGCCAGACAGCTCTCCGTAAAACCACTGTTTCCCTACCTCCAGCGGACTGAACGACCGATCCCATCGCCGCTGTCCCTTGGTCTTCGCCTTGATGTCCTCCACCACAAAACACGAAATCGGATAGACCATCTGCAACCACGTCGCCAGCCGCAACTTCCACTGCCACCGCGCTTTCGTCGAGGGTGGCAATCCACCACGCGCCCGATTCTCTCGTTGCTTTCGACACGGCGTGTTCCGAAACCGCCGCGCCCGTCGCATGTTCTGCCGTGCTTCCACCGCATCACGAACCCACGTTACGGCATCCGCCTGAATGTTCAAAAACGTGTGCGCCGCCGACTTCACCGTGAAACCCTCTTTTTTACTTCCAGGATCAATCCCGCACGCAATTTCCTGCACCGCTTTCCCCGTCTCCACGTTCAACCGCACACAGAAGATCCCCTTGTTGTAAAAGGGCGTCGCCTTCCCGTCTCTGATCCACCGCCGCGCCCGCGATGGCGTCGTCGGCATCAACGGCTCTCGTTCTACTCCCAACACCGGCACCAAGGTTTTTGTCGCTGTAAGCCGAGACCCTTGAACTCGTCTCTGTTCCCCATCGCGACTGACGAACGTAGAGGTCTGGGACTTGGGTAGCATCTCAGACGTACCGCGCTCTGCCACGGGCAGCTCGTTCAGTTGGCTTCCAACGACCGGATCTCTCGACCCGATCTTGCCCACGCTAGTCTCCCGTTTAACTCGCTCGTTTCGCACTGGCTCTGCTACTCCTCACAAGCCGTCGTCTTCAAACGACGGTGGTTGACCCTCCTGCTTGTTTACGCTGTGCATCCAGAGTCAGGCGCTCCGATTCCGCGCGCCGCTCCTGCCGTACCCACCCCACGATCAGCTCGCGGGTCACGTCCGACACGGAACGACCCAACGCCTCCGCGCGTGCGCGAAACTCGTCCAACAGGTCATCCTGGCACTCCACGTTCAGCCGCATGTACATGCCTCTCTTGCGCACACCTCACTCACATCTTGCGCCTATCGTACTCAACGCGCCCACCCACTGTCAATCTCGCCCGATCCCCCAACCGTCCCCCAACTGTGCGATTGACAAACGCAACTCAGCGGTTAAATTGAGAGACACGGATGGCGGTCGCGATGACCGCTCGGAGGACGCCATGCTCATCGAGAAGACAATCATTGCCAGCATCTACGACCGCGACGACCACGACATCGCCTGGGCCATTCCCGAGGGCATGATCCTCTACGACGTACGCCTCGCCGACAAGGACGATGGGGAGTATGACCACAAGGATCAGCCCATGATCATCCGCTACGGGACGCTGGCCGACATCGTGGCCACCGTCCCCGGCTGCCGGTTCATCCCGGCCACCGAGGAGGCCGCATGAGCGTCACATTCCAGCCCCGCGAGTGCCCCAACGTGGACGGCCCCTACGGCCCCGAGCCCCAGGCGTGGATCAACTTCGCCAACGGCAACGCGGCCCGCATGCTGGACCTCGCGGGACTCCCCAACGAGCCCTGCGGCGAGGCCCCCGTCATCGACCTCCACGCCGTGGCCCAGCGCCTGCTCCGCGCCCTGAACCAGCGTGAGGTCTATCATTGCGAGGACGATCTGGTCCAACGTCCCGGCCCAGGTCGCGGCGCAGTCGTCATGTGCGGGACCACCGAGGAGCGCGAGCGCGAGCGCCTTCACGGCCTGCTCAAGGTCGTCACAACGTGCATCACACTCAACACCGATCTGGTATGGGGGTAGCCATGGAACACCGACCCCCCCGCTGGCACGTCGCGATCCTGCTCGCAGGCGTCGCCCTCGCCTTCGCGCTGGGCGGCCCCCTGGCGCGGCTCGCCGTGCCCGAGGCGCAGGCCGACCCGACCTACCAGCAACGGCAGACCGACGCCCTGTTCGAGCGCCTGGTGCGCGCACAGGAAGACCAAACCAAGGCGCTCCAAGAGATCGCCCGCCAACTCGGGAGGAAATAGATGGCACGACTCATCCCTGTCACCGGCAACGCCGAATGGGTCACCCCCAACAATGGTGTCGCCTTCGATCTCGACGAGCTGCAAGCCTTCGTCGGCGGCTACATCGAATTCGTCCATCTGGATGACGACCTCATCATGTGCATCAACGAAGAGGGCAAGCTCAAAGAGCTGCCCCCAAACCCCCTGGCCACCGCCTACGCCGCTCCCAACCTGCGCGAGGGCGACTTCATCGCCGGTCCCGCGCTCGTCATGACACAGACCGAGGCGGGGGATTGACGCGAACCCGGGTTCGCCCCGTTTCCTGCATACCTATCCAAGCGTCTTTTTTCAGGCCAAGGGTTTTTGCATATTCCCAGTCGAGTATCCAATATCTATTCCGGTTTCGCCGTGGGTCGCGTGGTCCTGAAATCGCAAACGCAGTTGTTGACAAACGCCATGGGCGCGGTTAGATTGAGAGACAGGCAGGATGCCGGGCGCGGATGCCCGGTCGCAAAATAGGAGGTTCCATGGACAACGCCAATCTCGTCGCCCTCTCCAAGGCCGTCAAAGACGCCGAAGCCAAGACCGCCCGCGCCGCCCTCACCCCGGGCGAGCACGCCGTGGACGTCACCGTCCACATCTCCGGCCACCTGGAGATCGCTCCCGACACCGAGAAGACCTCGACGTCTTCTCTGCTCTCGGAAGAGTTCCTCATCATCGCCCTCAAGATGAGCGGGTGTACCCGCGAGCGCGCCTGCGAGATCATCGCCGACCTCGCCAAGGAGTCCGTCAACGGCGACGCCAAGGCCAACAAGGCCGCGCGCCAGGCGCTCGTCGAAGAGTACGACCCCAACGGGCGCATCTCTGCCATCTTTGATGAAGTCAAGGCGAAGCTGCCGAAGACCAAGGTCGCTGGCGCGGCCAAGTTCAAGGGCGTCATGGTCGAAGTCGCTGCCGACGCTGCCGCCCTCAAGACCGCCTAATCAATCCAGATCGATGCCGGGGGTCGGGGGGTGCTCGCGCTCCTCCCGCGCCATGCCACGCAACGCCGCCTGCACGTTCCCGGACCCGCCGACCTTGCCGCCCATCCTCTGGAGGGTGTGCACGACAATGGGGTACAGCGCCAGGCGCAGATCGCCCAGCAGCTTCGCCATGTCGCCATCGCGCCCGATGACGGCCTTGGCCCTGGGCTCCACCTGCGACCCCGCCAGCATGGCGTCGATCAGCTTCTCCACCTCGGCACGCCCCGAACGGAACTCCGGCGAAGCCTCCGCCAGCGTCCGCCGCACGTCATGGGCCAGTTTCCGTAACGACATGGTGTCTCCTTGCTCAATTCATTCTTCTGTAGAAACTTCCGACTGCACCATTGCACAACAGAGTCTCACGCGAATAACGAATCCCATTGTGCTGAAGTTTTGATGCCATTTCGCGCTGCCGCCTTCTTTAGAGCAGAATTCCTACTCAACGCTCCACGCGCATCCCTTGGATTTGCGATCATTTTTGACATCATCTTTTCGGATGTTCTTTTGCCATACTCATCAGGATTTACACCAGGCTGGTAGTATTCCTCGTTGTTCTTGTCCGCAACGAGCTGCGCCAAGATATTTGCCCAATCCGCCTTGATCGCATCAAGTATCCCTGCGTCTTTCAATCCCTCGCTCACGCCGATATCGCCGCGTGCGGCGCTCTTCATCTCCCGCCCTGCCTTGGACAGCAGGCCGCCCGAGACCGCCACGCCGGACACGTCCAGCGCCTTGGCGATCAACGCCCGCAGCGGCTCCAACATGAGCCCGCTGAACATCTCCCATTGCTCGTCGTCGAGCACGCGCCCGGCAATCGGAGCCAGCTTCGGGCTGTCCAGCATGGCCTGCGCCATGCGATCCACCACCGCCGCGTTCACGGCCTCGCCCACAGGCGTGCGTGCCGAAGTCGTCTCCACCTCTCGAAGAATCTGTCTCATGGTGCTCATGTGGATCTCCTATGGTCCGCCCGTGGCGGGCACCGCTGGTAGCGGCGCGTTGGTGCTCATCGAAATGGGCAACGGTACGATGCCCGACGTCTGCGCAGCGCGCCAGTCCATGGCCCGCTTCCGGTTCCGCTTCTGCGCCTTCACCTTCTTCAGCTCCACGATCATGATCGCGTCTCCCGTGGCCGCAGCTCCAGCACGGCCCCGCGCTCCGTGCGCGTCACCTCGGCACTCCCCATATCTTCCCCCATGGCGAACCGCTTGGCAAGTTGCTGCGCCACCGACATCGCGTGCCGCCCCTCGATCCGCATGGTGATCGACACCCCGCCCGGCCGCTGCACCGCCTCGAACACGTACTGCGTCACCAGCCGTCCGCGTACCGCCCGCTCCCCCTGCGTTTTCAACGACCGCATCAAGCGCTGCGCCGCCTCGGTCAGCATCACACGCGGAGCCGCACTCGGCAGGTCGTCCAGTAACGCGCGCAGCCGGTCGTTCGAATTCATCCCAGGGTTCCTCCCATCACCTGCTCCAGCAAATACCTGGCATCGGAATGGGAACTATAATCCCTGTGCGCCACGACGCCCGGCCCCGGCTTCGCATACCACCCCAGCGGCGGAGCCTTCCAGCCCGTGATCTGCCGCGCCTTCGCGTTCAGGCCCTTCGTCGGAAACTCGTAGGGGATGCCCATGACCTCGCACAGCCACGGCACAAGCGCCTTGACGATGGCCACCTGCACGCCCAGCGGCGCCTGGTAGGTCCGCTCATGCCCCGGCGGAATCCACGTCCACCACTGCGCCGGGAGCACCGGCCCACGCGGATTGCGCGCGTACTCCGGTCGATAAGGGTTCACCACCTCGATGCCCACCGACGTAGCGTTCAACTGGTTCCCGTGCCAGCACACGTCCGTCGCCAGATCCGCGTGGCACGAGAGGTCGCCGTTCTTGCCCAGGATCAGGTGCACGCCGATCTTCTTCTGGCGCAGGGTGTCCTTGCAGCCCGTCGCGCTGTTCCCCGCCGTCTCGTGCAGCACCAAGTGCTGGACCGGCTTCGTGCGCGGAGCGTTCCGCAAGTTGGGCTCCCCATCGTCGATGAAGTTGTAGACCCGACACCCCAGGTCGAGGATCGACGTGGGGACCGCGACCTTCTCACCATTCACGATCAGGCAGTTCGATGGCATGGGAAACCTCCGGCTTTCGCCTCCAGCAACAAGAGCAATGTCCCAAACTCCACCCACTCGGTCCTGAGCTGCGGCAGCACCATGCCCAGCATCTGACGCACCTCGGGCAATACCGTCCGTGGCCCATACGCGATCAGCATGCCAAACGCCTCGCAGAAGGCTTCTTCGGGATTCGTACTGGCATACGCCGTGATCGGCACCCGTGTCACCTGCACCACGGAATCGCCGCCACCGTCCAGCCATTTCCGAATGTCCGACCCGCGCTCAAACCGATAGCTCCGATCATGTCCGAGCCCAGACACCTGCAACCAACGGATCGGATCGTCCTTGTACGCGGTCGGCTCGTGCAGCCATCCGTCGTCCCCAATGTCCTTGAGCACCTGTCGCAGATCCAAGCTCTCCGTGCTGCCCTTAATGAACGTCTCCCAGGCATCCCGCGCCTCGCCGCTCAAATAGGTGCGATAGACCCCGTGCGCCAGTTCGTGCGCAATCGTATGCGCCGTCCTCTTCGGATCGTTTTGCATCCCCCAGAACGACACGACGACCTCATTCGCCGTCCAATGCGCAGCCGCTCGGCCCCCTGTCGCATCTCCCGAGAAGACCAAGACGAAAGGCGTCGTGTTCCGCAGCAAGCTGGGAAAGCGCTTGCCCGCCAACTGGCGAAATAAGATCAATCCCTGCTCAAACCGCTGCACTCCCTCAACGTCAAAGTCGCTCCCCGAAAACCCATCCAACCGCACCTTGAACCCCGCCAGTTCACGCAATGTCCCCGTGCCGCGATCCACCTTTAGCGCCCCGCGCCCACCATACGCCGCACCCTTGGCAACAGTCGTCGCCGCGCTCTCGAACCACTTCCACGCCTTCGGGGCCACCCGCCGTGCTGCGGCATCCCACTTCTTTGCCTCACTTGTGAATTTGTACAGGTATGTCTCCTGCGCCCTACCCAGGAAGTAACTGTTGCCGGAAGCGGCGCGAACGATGGACTCCAAACTCTGTCCCGGCACGATCAGCGCCATGTGCAGCTTCCACGCATCGCTCATGTGGTCCGCCAAGTAACGGGCATCCGACGCCAGCGCGTTATCAAACTTCAACTCCGCGAACCGCGCCACATCGCCCAGATACTCCTTGGCCGTGTTCATGATGCGCTCTAGCAGATCGCGAAACGTCTTCACGCCCAACCGGAACGTCGTCAGCTTCTCCACCGTATCCACACGCGGCACGTTCCCCACGAGCACCAGGAAGTCCTTGCGCAGCTTCGCGATCAGCTCTGGCGTCACGGCCATGGTGTCTTCCATGATCATGCGATGCTCGTACAAGGCCATCAACGCGCTCATGTTCATCAGATCACCATCAACGTCGTGCATGCGCAGATTGCGCCGCGTTCTTGCCCGCTGTCGTCAAACTCAACGCCCCCGCCTTGTTCACCGCGATCCACCCGCGCTTGACCAGCGCGTCGACCTCGCTCTGCTGCACCTTCATGTCCGCAAACAGCTCCTTGCGGTAGCTCGACGTCATCCCCATGCTGCGCAAGATGCCCGCCTCACGCTCGCTCATCTCCACATCACCTGGGAGCAACGGAACCACGCTGTCAGGATGCACGTAGATCGTCGCATAGGTACCCCGCCCGCCCGAGCTGCCCACGATGGCCACGCCGTCACGCGGCAAGGGATGGTCGCCACGATCCTGGTCGATGGACGGCCCGCCCACTGGCGAACTCCCACCCCAGTCGCCCCGCACCACCTTGGAGGCCCCCGTCGAGAGGTTCACGAGCACCGCAAATCCGCGCTCGCCGTCCCCCGCGTAGGGGTTCAGGCTCACGGTCGCCTGCGGCACCACGCCGATGTCCCGACTGCGATACCCCACCTCTTTGAGCGCCTTGCGGATCGCGTCCGGCAATTCCTTGACTGCTACCTCCACGCTCCGCGCCTCAAGCAATCTGTTGATCCGCTCAATGAGATACCGCATCGTCATGATCGTCTCCTGTGTTTCTCAATCCCTCGGCTTTGGCATGGCCGCTTCTCCCGCATCATAGAGAGTTGAAATAACATCCTGGGCAATCCCCATGTTTTTCCATATCGCATCGCTAAGATATGACAAATTAGACATTGCGTTATACATCAATGTGTCGCTCTTGCCATGACCCCATTGCTTTGGATTACGATCTGCCAACACATCTTTCGCCTTTACAATTTCCCGATGTATCTTCTCAAGTGGCTTTATTATTTTATCTATCAATGCAACTGTCTTCTCTAGTGCCTCACCGCGTCTTGGATCAATCCTGGCCAAACCTTGCTCTGACGCCCATCCCACAAAATCTTCGCTTTGGAGATGTTCCAGCAGGTTGTCTGCCTCTGTCATCTCCCGCTCGATCTTCTCAATCAATGTGAGCATCAGCATGTCATTCACTCCCGCGAAAACACCTTGATTCCGTCCTCGATGGTCTCGCGCACCTTCTTGGCCATGTCCTCCAAGCGCTCTGCCGGTGGAAGCATGTGCTTCTTCAGCAGCGCAGAAGCCGCCCGCTCCGGCACGCCGATGCGCGCGTAGCCCTTCAGCTCCGCCTGTGCTTCCGCAACACCCTTGCGCATCTCCTCAACAGCGCCCTCCAAGATCTTGATCAGGTTGTCGCCCTTGTCGATCAGCTCGCGCGGACTCATCTCCTTCGCCTCGTCCAGCTCCGGCCCCGTCGACTCCGCGCTCTCCATGCCCCCGCTCATGAACGCCTCGTCATCCTTGGCCGCCTGGAACTCCCGCCACGCCTTGTCCTTGTTGGCTCCCGCGTAGATGGCGCCGTCCTTGTAGATCATGATCTCGTCGCCCTTCTTGTAGGGCAGCCCCTTGACGTCGGTCCCCGCTACCTTCGCCTTCGTCAGGTAGGGATCTTGGCTGTAACCACGCCCACGCCCGCGCCCGCCCCACTCCATCACCGACTGGACATCCTCGACCAATTTTCTCAACGACATCGCCGTCCTCCGTATCGTTCTCGCGCTACAGCGTCACGTCACTCGCGCTCTTGCGCACCTTTGGAAACGCCCGGTTCATCGACCGCAGCGGCACCGACCCGCTGGCCGTCCAACCCACCGCCGTCAGCACCATCTCGACCCCCGCCAGGTCCGCCGCCTCGGCGTCCTCCAGCGGCCCGAGATCCACCGTCTTCACATACCAGAACGCGAACCCCACGCGCGTCCACCGCACATGCACGTCCACCCCGTCCAGCGGATCGTTGGGCACGATGACCAGCACCCGCACTTCCCCCACAGGGCGCTTGTTCGTCCCCAGGAGCGGCGCTTTCAATCGAGCAGTAGCACGGGCAGCCCCCTGGCTCGGACGCGGCTGCTGGGCCTCTCGCTCGACCAGGCGACGTTCTCGCAAGATCGCACGCACGCGATCCAGGACGTCCGACGCCACTGTCACACGCTCCGTCATCGTTCCTCACGCATCGAAGTAGCCCATGAAGAAGGGCTTACCCTCGTTGGGCACCACGATGTTGTGGCGCTTCGTGTTGCGCTCCACGTACAGATAGTTCCGGGTCGGGCTGTGCTTGAAGCGCCAGTAGACGTCCGTCATGTCCATGAGCTGGAACTCGTCAGGATCGGCAGTGCGCAAACGCCCGCTCTTGGTCTCCAGCTTGTACTTCTTGAGCTGTGCCTCCAAGACGCCAAACGCCTCTTCGACATCCTGCTCAGTAGGCATCTCGACCGCTTCAAACAACTCGCGCATCGTTCTCATGGATCTATCTCCTCTGTGCCATCCAGAATCGCGCTGCCGTCGCCAACCGATCTACTTCGGCAACGCTACCACTTGATACCAGCCCATTTTGCACCATGTGCCATCTCTGAACGAACCTTGTCATCTATTCCGTATTTGAAGAATTCAATCTTGTCAGCGATTTCTGCCTTTTCACTCTTGAACTTCTTCGGATTCTTCTTTCTATACGCATCGTATTCAAGGAACATCACTTGAGATACAAGCCTCCCGATCTGTTCATCAGAAGTGTTCTTCCAATGGCTTTTATCAATAGGAACAGGCTTTCCTTTGAAAGACAAGTCTGGTCCTTCATCATCGTTTTTCGACTTTTTCATGCCATTCGGCATGCCCATAGGCCCAGACCCATCTTCTGGAAAGAAAATCTCGCTACCTTTTACTGTGCGCCAGCGTCCTTTTTTTCCTTGGAACTCAAACTCATCTGGTCCCAACCGCTTAGAAATACCTTCGAAAATGTCCCGCATCGTCTTCATGTTCTATCTCCTCTGTGCCATCCAGGCCCTGGATGTTGTGAGCAACTGGTCCGCCGCCTTCTGCAAGTCGTGCAAGGCCGCATCTCGCTCTTTCCAGTTCTTCTTCTTCTCCTGGTCCTGCGCCAGCTCGAACGCATTGACAACGCTGTCTACCCACCTGCCAATGGAAGACATCGTCCCGCTAGTGGATGCTTCCTGGTCCTTTGCATACTCCGCGAGGTGTTTCTGCATCCATGGATTGGCGCCAAACACTAACGCCACGACGCGCTTCACGTCCGCCATCTTGGGATTGAACACTCGACCGTACAAAGCCGAATCCGGCGTTGGCAACGTCTTCTTTAGTTCCCCAGCCACCAGATCACCGAAGTGCATCCCGCTTTTCGAGTCCAGATAGTCTCTGATCGCCATTGAAGACACGTCAGGCATCTCGGACATGATCACGCGAAACGTCTCCGCCCAGATCTCGTCCGCGTTTTCAAACCGGAACTCGATCCGTCCGAAATACCCAGAATCCCGCTTCTCGCTGGGCAGGATCTGCCCCTGCCGCACTGCCTTGGCGTTCTGCGTGATCGCAGTAGCCTCGGTCATCATCTGCGTTCCCAGCCGTCCTAGCTTGCCCATCATGCACCTCCACACGAACCCGGGTTCGCGTCTATGCGATCACGCCCATCTCCTGGAACACGTCTTCCATCTTGGTCTTGCGCTTGCGCGGCGCGCTCTTCTTCTTCACCGGAGCCGGAGCCGGAGCCGCTGGTGCAGGTGCCTTCGACTTGCGCGGCTTCCCAGCAGCCTTCGCCTTCTCCTTATGCGCCTGCGACGACGCAAAGGCATGGCTCTCGCCCGCCTTGACGTGCTTCTTGTAGGTCTCCTGGGACTTCTGCCAGGCCGCTGCGCCCGCCTTGCGCCCCTTGGTGTCGGCCACCTTCTTGGCCGCCGCCCGCGCCTTCTGGCCCGCGTCCGTGAAGCGATAGGCCGCGCCCTGCACCGCGCGCTTCGCCGCCACGCCCTTCTGGACCGCCTTCTGCACGCCCGCCGCCGCCTTCTTGGCCGCGCCGCCCACCACCTTGCCGCCCTTGACGATCTTGCCGAAGACCATCTTGGCGCCCGGCGGCAGCTTGCGCACCAACTGCTTTTTCTTCTTGAGCAGCCAGCTCCGCAGGCCCTCCATGAGATCGTCGTCGTCCTCAGATAGCACGCCGTCCTCGCACGCCCCGATCAGGTCGGCCAGGGCCTCCAAGCGCGCCACGTCGTCCGCGTCAAACGTCTCGTCCAGGATGTCGTCGTCTGCATCCAAGATCGCCTCGAAGAACTCGACATCTTCCAACGCTGTTTCCGTGCTCTCAATGAGGTTCTTCATTGCCGTCTCCCTATCGCTTTTTGAAGCGGGTCACGACCTCGCTGGCCATGTAGCGCAGCGCCTTGTCGACATCCGCCGCCTTGTTCGATGTCGCGATCACTCCGTACCCACCATCGGCTGCCACGTTTCCACCCGTCTCGTTCCTCGCGATAGGCATGGACAGCGTCAACTTCACCGGCTCACCGTCGTATGTGATCTCGAAGATGCCGAGGAACCCGTAGTCCCAACCGCGCGGCGCCGTGGCCTCGGCCTTGACGACCTTCACCTTGCCCAGTGGCTTCAGGTATTCCACGAACGCTTTCGCCAGCACCTTCGGCATGTGCTTCGGGTCGTCGACCATCGCGCTGTAGTCCTCGAAGATGCTCTCGATCCGTCCAATCAGTGACCGCATTCCTGCCTCCTCAATCCATCGTGCTGAAGCTGTGATAGTTCAGGCCTGCGTCTGCCATCGCCTTGCTCAGCTCGCGGAACGTCATGCGTTTGATGTCGTTCAGGTTCTGCTTCACCCAGGAACGGAACACCGTGATCGCCGTCTTCTTCGCGCCACCGACAGGTGGGATGATCATCCGGGTATCATCACCGCCATGCCCAGGGCGCACCTTCTCAGCCACCGAGAAGTCGGTCGCCCCGGCCTCCAGCGTAAAGGTCGGCGTCTCGATCTTGATGGTGCGCCCAGTGCTGTCCGACGCAGGCTCCACGTCCACCCCGCGCAACTGCCGCTCTTCCACGCTGGCAAACGCCATCCCGCGCTGCGAATCCTTGGCCGCTACCCCTCGGGCAAGGGCCACGGCCTGCGCATAGGTCTTTGCCTTGGCGATGTCCTTCAAGGCATCCTCCACCGCCGCGATCTGCTTCGCGTCCTTCACCCCGTAGTCCAGGTTGAACAGCGCGAACTCGGGACACGACTTCCCACGCTTCCCCGCGTTGGTGATGTCCGTCACGCGCAAGCTGGAGGCGTACCGATGGAACCGCAGGCCATCGCGCTCGACGGTCTCGCCGACCGGCACACCGACGCTGGTCCCCACGTAGCCGTACTCGGATGGCTTCGATGACGACGGCGGCTCCGCTCCCTGGGACGCGGCGGCGACATCTGGCTCGGGTTCTTGCCCCCCGCTCAGCACGCGCAGGGTCACACCCGTCTTCGTCTTCACTTCCAGCCGCTCCAGGATCGCCCGCATGTCCGTCGACCCCAAGGATTCAATCAGTCGTCGCATCGTCATCTCCTCCGGCTCGTGATCACTCGGACACGACCTTCTTCACGCCCAACTCCACCGTCGCCGGTTCACTCAGGAAGCCGCCTGTGATGGTCACCACCGTCGCGTCCTTCCCGAACTCCCAGGCCACGAGCACCGGCTTGTACGCCTCGTCCACCTTCTCCTTGCGATGATGGAACGTCACCGACTTGCCTGCCTGCGGCGACAGCTCACCTGCCCACCACTCGCCCCCTAAGCCGATCTCCACTTCGCGAGAGAACGGAGTCCAGCCGAAATCCAAAAGCCCCTTCGTGGCCCAGACCTTCGCCTCGGTCAGCACGTTCAGAACGCCCGTCGCTTCATCTACTGAAGCCCCAGCCGCTGCCGCGCCATCTCGAAACGCCTGGAAGAACTCGTCGAACCAAGGGTCGTCCTCGCGGGCTTTGGCAGCCGGGAACACCTTGGTCCCATACTTCCGCACCGCAGCTATGAAGGCGCCATCGAGATCGAACTTCTTGCCACCTGATCGCGCGGCCTCGGCACCCAGCCCCCAGACAGTCTCGTGGGTATCCGCATCCATGGTCGCCCGCTTCTTCCGACTATCGCCCATGACCCTGTCCATTTGCTCGATCAGTTTGCGCATCTTTTCCTCTCTCACGTCACGCTCAACGGATTGAACTCCACCACGGCCATGGTGCTCAATCCTGCGGGTAATCAGCGTCTTGTTCTACCTCGAACCCAGCCTTGCGCGCCGCTTTCAGCGCATCTTTCGCCGTGGCCCACGACAGACTCACAAAGGCAGACTTTTCTTTCCCAATAACTGGCATCCCGAAACTCAAATCGTCTTTGAGCTTCTTGCGCGACTCCGCATCGAACGGCTTCCCATCTTTCCTGGCATATCCCAGCTCCACCGGGACTTTCCCCACGAATCCAAACCGACCAGATGGGTACTTGATGATGTGCAACCCCATGTCCCCACGCATGAACTTACTCGCCGCAGCCAGTTCGGACTCTTCCAACCGATGGAAAACCGCCGCCATTGTCAACATTGTGGATTCCGCGATCCTTCCCTTACGCTCGACATATTCGTCCAGCGCAACACGCCAGATGTCATACTTCTTCGTGTCCTTGCCATGATACTTGTCCTGCAACACTGCGGTCCGTTTGCCCACTTTGACATACGGACGTTCTCCGTCATCCGTTGTCCGTCCGAACACATCGCCGTTCTTGAGATCGCTAAACAGAACCGCCCGATTCCCAAAGATGTCTTTCGCATAATCCATTTGCTCGATCAGTTTGCGCATCTTTTCCTCTCTCACGTCACGCTCAGTAGCGCAAACTCGGTTACGGCTACTGGCTGTATATCGAGTTCCATTATACTCACGTCCCCCGACATCGCGTCCATGTCCGTGCCCGCCTTGTACCGCGTCGGGATACAATCCCACAGCAACCAGGCCCTGCCCGGCAGGAACTGTGCGACCTCCCACGCCTGGATCGCCGTCGGCAGGTCCACGCTCAGCCCCAGCGCGTTCGCCACGTTGATCCCCGTGAACTGGATCAAGAGCAGGTTGCGCGGCACCATGTCGTAGCCCCGGATCGCCCGGTCCACCCACAGGTTGAAGGTGTCATCATAGGCCCGCGCCCCGCGCGTCAGCGTGATCGCCCCCACGCTGCCCCCGCTGTAGGCGTACCGCTTGTACATGGAGTTGACCTGCTTGATCTCGTCCACCTCCAACGTCACCTCGGGCATCGTGATCGACTGGAACCCCATGATCGGGGCGCCCATCACGAAGAACGGGAACGTCGAGGACGGCACGAGATCGACCAGCCAGAAGCGGTGGGATTGAAGCAGGTCTTCCAGTGGGTGGCGACTCGGCATGGTGGTGTCACGCGGCCTCCTCGCCCGCCTCCTGGTTCTCTACTTGGTGAGTAGTTCGAAACTCTCCAGTGCGAAGTCCACCTCGGCCATCGACACCTCGCCGCTCATCGAATCGAAGTCGGCGGCAGGCTTGGCCCGCGTCGGGACGCAGTTGTGGCAGAGCACGCGCCGCATGTCCGTCGAAGTCTCCGACCGCGCCGCGCTGCCCATCTCGGCCCGCTGGTAGTGCCAGATCGTGACGTCCATGCGGTACTCGACGCCGGTCACGGCCCCGTAGACCCAGTCGAAGAACGCAGTGTCCTTCTTGGCGATGCCGCGCATCAGCGTGCAGTCGCTCACGGTCGGGGGGCCAGGGTACTTCTGTGTCCAAGTGAAGGTGCCCTCGCGATACTCCACCGGCTCCAGCGACAGCTCGGGCAGGGTCACGCTCTGGAACCCGGCCTCCGCTCCGCCCTCGAAAGGCTCGCCACCCGCCGCACCCCGGATGAAGCCGGGCTGGAGGAGATCCTTGTCGTCGCGGTTCTTGCCACGCACATGGAACCGAAATCCCTGCATCAGATCGTCGACTGCTGCGCGCATCGTATTCTCCTCGCCGCCCTACGGCTGCTTGGGCGGAGGGTACTTCGCCTCGCCCAGGACTTTGACTTCAAACGCATCCGTGCGCCACCCCGGCGCCGCGAACGCAACCACCCTGCCAGCGCTCGTCAGGACGTTGGTGCCGACCACCTTGATCGCCCACCCCGGAAGCACCAGCAGACCCCCATCATCGGGCACATACTGCCCATCCGCCGTCGTCGGAGCCGCCACCTCGTAGACCACGGCATCCTCGTCGACCAAATTGATCTTGATCCCGCTCACGCCCGGCAGGTGCCACACCAAGCGCGCCAAGCGCCAGCCCGTGGTCAGATCCGCCGGGATCTGGAAGAGGCCCCCCACCGCGCACACCGTCCACTTGCGGTACTGCCCGGTGTAGAGGGATTCGGCGCTATCCACCATGCCCGCGCCCGCCGGAGCCACCCCGCTGACACTTCCGCCATTGACGATGGCCTGCATCATGACATTGGGAATGCGCCGAATCTCACTCATAGATCACCTCGCCCTGTAAATCTTCGATCAACGCCACCTGCGAATGCCGCTCGTAATGTTCTGCTTCCAGGCCCCGCGCGGCCATCTCCGCAGGACCGATCAACTTGAGTCGTGTGGCCTCCTGCGGGTACTGCGCGGCGAACGCCCGCACCTTGGCGATGTCCGCCTTGTGCAGCCAGCCCTTAACCTCATGGTACTCCTCCACGCCGTCAACCATCACGACAAAGTCCGGCGTGAACTGGACATGACCCTCGGCATCAAGCTTGAAGCACCGCGACTCATAGGTCCACTCCAGACCCTCACGATCCATCCACTCCGCGTACAGGCGCTCCCAGCGCGAAGACAGGAACCAGGTGCGACCCTTCGCATCCTGCCAAGCCGGAAGCCGCTTGCCCGGTGCCCGCGCCTTGATCCCGTGCTCTTCTAGGCATGCATGTGCCACAGAACTCGACACGCCATAGGCACGCTGCAAGTCGGCGAAGTTCTCGCCCGCCTCGTACCGCTCAACCAGTCCACGACGCTGCGCCACACTCAGCTTGTGACGCTTCAGCCTAGCCCGCATCGTCACGCCAGCCCGCTTGAGATAGCGCAACACCGTGGCATTGCTGCCAATGCCCATCTGCTCCGCGATCTGGTGCGTATTCAACTCATCCACGGTGTAGAGGCGTACAACCTCTGCTACCTGGTCGGCATTCAACGGATCAGGCTGACCGTCTGGCGTGATGCCGTGCTTCCGCAACATATTGCGCACGGTCGTATCACTCACGCCAAACTGCTTCGCCACGAAAAGAGTACGGACGCCCGCCTGGTAAGCGGCCACGATGGCCACCTCCGTTATCGCGTCTATCCGTACTCTCGCTTCTCCCATATTGATTCTCCTAAGTATGCGATTAGCTTACGCTTTTTTGGGAGAAGCGGAAACATATGAACTCCGCAGGCTTGTTGGCCGCGATGCCCACGTCGCAGTACACGATGCCCTGGTCGACCGTGTTCTGCGGGTTGTTCGAGCGGTTGCACACCACGAAGAACGACTCGCTCGGGGAGGTGCCCGCGAAGTAGCCGCCCTGCTGGAGGCCCGTCAGGAAGGTCACGAGCTGGGTGCTGATCTCGTTCCAGAGCTGTGGCCCGTTGTTCTTGAAGACATGGACGTGGGTGGCCTTGAAGACCGACTTCTCCACGAACATGAACAGCCGCCGCATCTGGAGGTACGGCCACTCGCCACCGGACACGTCCAGGGAGCGCGCGCCCCAGACCACGCGGCCCGTGTGCGGCCACTGGACGAGGCAGTTGATCTTGTTCTCGTTCAGCACGCCCACCTGCGTCGGGGTGAGGCTGTACTCCAGCCCCGTCGACCAGGCCAGCACGCCGTCCTCCATGCCCGCCGGAGCCTTGCCCACGTTCTTGGCGGCATCGGTGCGCGCGTAGACGCCCGCGATGTGGCCGCCCGGAGGCACGTCCACGTTGGTGCCCGTGAGCGGGTCGCGGATCTTGATGTGCGGGTAGTACAGCGCGCCGAAGCTGGAGTAGCGGTTCAGGGTGAAGCGCTTCCAGGTGACCGCCGCCTGATACGCCATGCCGTAAGGCACCGCGCCCAGCACGAACTTGTCCTTCATCAGCTCGGCGTAGGTCAGCAGCGCGTCCATGACGTAGGTGTCCGTCTGGAAGTCAGCCGCCACGAGCTGCATCAGCTCGTCCACCTTGCCGAAGCTGTACAGGGCGCGCATGTCCGCCGCGAGCAGCGGGCTCACCACGTCGTCCGAATCGGTCGCAGACCCATCCGACCCGCCGGTCAGCGATCCGATGATGCTGTCCTGCGGATTGGTGTAGTAGTCCGCCGTCTGGCCGCCACCGAACCCGGCGGTGCCGTTGATGGTCTCGACGATGATCCCCAGCGCGGACAGGCCGACCGTGAAGTCCAGCTCCGAAGCCACGCCAGCCGTCGGGGACGAGATCGTGAACGACCCGTCGATGTTGGCCGTCACGTCCGCCGTGGTCGCCAGCTCCACCGCCGCTTTCACCTCGGTGTTCAGCACGGAAGTGATGTCGGCCACGTTGCCGGTGCCTGCCGTGGTGCCCGCCGTGTGACCGATCAGCGTCGCCAGGTTCGGAGACCCCGCAACGATCTGGACCGACGACCCCGTGCCCAACTGGTCCGACTTGATGCTGACGCCCGTGCCGCCGCCGGTCTCGACCGCGCTGCCACCCGTGATGGCCGCGTTGATGAGGTTGGCGATCTCCAGGGCCGTCTCAAGACCCGCCGACGCCGTGATGAGGTGCGAGACGCCGTTGATGATGGCCGTGAACTGCTCGCCGCCCACCGTCGCGGTGATCGGGAACACCGCGCCGCCCGCGCGGGTCGCCTTGGTCGCCGTGAAGGCCACCGCCACCGCACCCGCGTTGTTCACGTCCACAGAGAACGTGGCACCCGAGGTCAGGCTGTATGGGCCAATCGCGCCGGTCTTGAGGGCGGACGTCGGTGAGGTCGCCACGCCGCACGGTCCCGCCGCCGGATTGCCATCGATCTTCCAGGTGAGGATCAACTCGCCATCGTCATAGGCGATGGTGTTCGTGCCCGAAGCGTTGAGCTGGAACTTGACCGGCACGCCCACCAGCGGCGGGGTCAACGATGCCGGGTCCACGATGTAGGCGTTGCCCTGGCCGTCGTCGCCCACGGTCACCGGCTGCGCATAGACGCAGTCCAGGTACAGCGCCGAGTTGGCCACGAAGGTGTCGGCCAGCGGGGTGACGTCGATGGTGATGGCGCCGGTCGTGTAGATCACGGTGCCGACCTGGGTCGCGCCGGACACGAGGTGCCCCGCGCCGTCGTCCGTGATCAGGGTCGCCCCAGCCGAGGTCAGCGTGCAGGAGATCTGCACGGTGTTCGCATCGAGGGCCGCCTGGCTCCAGGTCAGGATGGGCACCGCCGAGACCGGCGAGGCGCCGATGCCGATGTTCAGGGCCAGCGGGCCGCCCGGGGACGAGGGGTTGCCCTCGACGAACTGGAACTGCGCCTTCAGCGTGGTCGGGAACACCTCGTTGGCCAGGAGGTACTTCCAGCCCTTCCAGGCGCCATCGTAGGCCGCCGGGACGGTGCCGGACCCGTCGCTGTGCTGCTGCATGGTGGAGAGATCCTCCCCCGTGACAGCGGTGCCCGCCAGCTCCGGCGGGTTGGTCTCGTTGCCGTAGTCCACGACCTGCACGTACTGCGATCCGTTGATCGCGTCGTTCATGACGAGGACGATGTAGTTCTTGCTGGTCGGGTCGTCGAGCACGACGTCCGCGAAGGTCTCCAGGGTCGACCAGGCGCGGCTCAACGGGTTCGCGTTCAGGTCTTCCTGGACGACGGCGGTGAAGCGCGTCCAGCGCGCCTGGGCGGCAACCATGAAGTCGTCGCTGCCCGGCTGGAGCAGCACGCGGAAGTTGTCGCCCACCACGCCCGGCCACTTCATGGCGAAGCGCAGCACGCGATAGGTGTAGGCCGCCGTGATCGCGTTCGGGGCGCCCGTGAACTCGCCGGGGACCGCCAACTGAATGGTGATCTCGCCGGTCACGTAGTCGATGCTGCCGGTGCCGCCCGACCCCGCGCCCGTGGCGACCATCGCGCCCAGGCCGTTGTCCCGGAACACGTTGGTGTTGCCCGGGATAGCCGCGTTCGGGAAGGTGACGATCACGCTGCCGGGCACGGTCGCCTTCACCGGCATGCGGTCGAGTTGCAGATCGTACAGGCCGCTCGGGATCGTCGTGATCCCCAGGATCTCGCCGGTCTTTGCCATCTCGTAGTCCCAAGACGACTCGGAGGCGTCGTCATGGCACACGCGCACCATGTACAGCCGCTGCCCGCTGTTCTGGAAGAAGGCATACGCCATGATCGGGGCCAGGCCCTTCTCAGTGAACGTGCCGAACTTCTCCGTGAACTCCGAGAAACTGGTCACCAGCACGGGCTCGTCAACCGGCCCCCGCGTTGTGAACCCGATCAGGCCCAGGTTGGACGTCGAAACGCCAGCAATCGGCCCCGGACCGCTCGGAATCTCCTTGATGTACACGCCCGGATAGGTGAATTCGCTCATAGTCTGCTCCGTGTTGTCCGCAGGCCCGGCCTAGTGGCCGCGCCGCCGTTTCGACTTCCCACTCTCATTGTCTTCGGCAGCATCATCCGGCAACACAGCAGCAGCGCCCGGCATCTCGGGCGCAACAACAGCCGACTTCGCCTCCAACTCGTGGACGGTGAACTCGGGCGCACCAACAGGCTTTCGCGGTGGGAGAGCCTCGGACGTCGTGACCCCCTTCTCGGCGAAGTGCATGGCCAGCCCCGAAGGGGGCAGCACGTCCCGCAGATGCACCTTGGGACGTGGGGGGGCATCCTCCATCGAAATCGCTCCCAGCGGCTTCCCCGTGCGCTTCAGGATGCCCATGCTCAGCATGGTCTGCGCTTCCTGCGTCACTTCCAGGATCTCGATCTTGGAATTCGGCCGCACCGCGACCGACTTGGTGCGCGATACGGGGATCGATTTCACGACGTTGCCCGAGTAGTAGTACCAACCCATTCAGCTCCTCCTCAACGCGGACGGTATCGAGCGTACGTCACATCCACGGCCTGCACGGCTGGCATCTCCACTGGATCGTGGAGGTCGATTTCCGCACGGGCTGTGAAGGCAATCGTCCATCCAATCGTCCTGTCAGCAATGTCGGCAAGCTCCGACGTCTCCGAAACACTAACATCTACAGCATCATATTCCCGCACATCCCCCAGGCTGTCAACAACCTTGAAAATGAAGGACGGGGCCAGAAAGTGCCGCAGCACATACTGCAACATGGCGTTCGATTCCTGCTGTCGCCGCGCCATGATCTGCACATCGTAGGTGATGTCAAACTGGGTCGCCCGCCACTGGTTCTCGTAGCGGTCGTACCCCTTCTGCCCACTCGGAAGGACGATCTCGCGAGCGCCCTTCGCCGGTCCGCGCGCCACCCACGTATACCAGGGATGTCGGTCGAACGCGGGCGTCATGTCATTGCGCTTCACCGTGATGCACGGCAGCAAAAAGTCCTGATAGGCGTCCTCGGGAGTGTAGAACAGGATCGGCACGCGGTTATCGAGGTGGGCCAGGTTCGAATTCACCCCCGGCACGCGCACGGCGTAGATCCCGCGCTCCTCCCCGTCCACGGGGTAGGTGACAACTTCGGCTTCGAGCGTGAGCGGCACCCCGGTATCCCAGGCGCGGAGATCTAGCGTGCCGATAATCGTCAATGCGTCCTCACGCGAACCCGGGTTCGCCTCTGGCTATTCTTCGTCGTCACCGCACGGGCAGATCTCGACGTGTCCCTGTGCGGCGAGTTGGTTCATGACTTCCATGTTGTCGTCCATGGCGGAATCCAAGTGCGCCACACGCCGCCGCAGTAGTTCGTTCTCGACATCGCCAAGCGTGTGGTTCAGAGCGTTCAACTTGTCCATCTCATGCTGCGTCATCGGTGCATCTCCTTCAGCGTTTGGGCACGAATGGTGCGATCTCCCGAGCAAATGGGGCGCCATCGTGCAACTGGCTAATCGTAATCTGATCATCGACTTCTGGCAACAAGAACACATTCTCACGTCCCGTGACGATGTAACGGTTGAAGCGCTCCATGGCGTCTGGCACCGCCTCCACCGTCTCGCGCAGGGCAGGCCGCCAGTGCGACTTGGGCCTCAATCCGTCCAATCCAAACTCGCGCCGCAAGACCGCGTGGGCGATGTCCTGCCGCACCTCCGTGCCCACGCCGTACAGCGTGCGCTCCATACGTGGGTTCTCAGCCCCGGCGTCTTCCAGCTCACGCAGGATCTCCACTCGACGCTTTCCCAGGCGCACCGTCAGCGCGCGCAGCTCGTCCGGGCGCGCACTCCGCGCGACCACCTTCGCGTGCTGCCCAGCCAAGCGTACCGGAAGCAACTCCGCAGGCCACGGTCCCCACTTGGTGAGCACCTCGACCCATCCTGGCGACTTGCGATGCGGTAACACGTACAGCGCAGTGCGCCCCGCCGCCTCCTCGGTCAACACCGCCGTCGTGCTGTCCAGGTAGATCGCCATCGCATCCATGTCGTCGGGTGCCCCGCTGACCAACGCGATGCGCAGATCCTCGGCGTACTTCATCTCCTTGCCGTTCATCAGAATCCTCGGGGCACGCTGTTGCACCTTCTGCTTCAACAGGCCCGCCATCATCTGCAAGAACAGCGCACGCCCGCGCTCCACCCGCTCCGGCAATTTCGCGATGACATCGTTGTAGACGGCCACCGTCTGGGCCAGGTTGTAGCTCGTCGGAGTCGGCGACATCGTAGCCAGTTTCGGACGCTGGTAGCGTATCTTTGCCATGCGCGGCTAAGACACCGCAGGCGTGCTCACCACGGGAACCAAGCGCTCATTGACGACCACGGCCTGGCCATCCCGCGCGATCATCTTCCGCAGCGACGACTCATGCCCTTTGCAGCATCCAACGCTGCCACGCCCCGTGAACTCCACCGCCATGTCGGCATCGGTGCCGCAGATATAGCAGTAGCTCGCCAGGTTGGCACGCGGTCCCTTGTAGCGCGGGAACGCCAACCCCTTGAGCGGACCGCCGCAGTCGTGCTGCTGGCACCCCGGCGTGCGCCCCTCTTTCAACGCGGACCAGTGATGCTCGCACCACGCACACACCGCGCTCATCCCATTGGCGATCTCCCTCTTGATGATCATCTCGCTCAGCATGTCAACTGCTCCCCTCTAGCGGTCAGGCGTCCACAAACTGGGACATGCGTGCCGCCACGTCGGTCGCGAACTTCCGCACGCGCCCCGGAAATTGCTTCACATCATCCGCCACGTCGTCCCCCGGATAGATCCACACATAGGGCCAATCGTCTTTTCCTTTTTTGCCCACATTCACCTCAGCGCCGCCCGCTCGAAAGACGTTACTGGCCGCCTTCGTCGCCTTGAACAGCTCCGGTCCCAGCGCCTCCCACTGCGGCCCACGCGACATCGGCGATTGGAACTCCACGTGCATCTGCACGCCCTTGGGCAGGTTCTGCACACCGACCATGATCGGCACGCGCACGCCCAGCATCTGGATGGTCGCCGACGACAGTCCCCACCCATCGGCGAATTGGTGATCGAGGATCTTGAAGCCCGCGCGCTTGAACTGCTCCACGAATGCAGCGGCGGCCTCCGTGCTCCTGTCCTGCGCATACTTGTGCGTGATCTCCGATGCGGACTCACCTTCTGTCAACGCCCGGAAGACCTGCCTCATCGTCGCCATGTTCTCAGCCTACCTTTCGTTCCGGCACGAACTTCGACCGGCGCTTGAGCAGTAGCTTGTACCCCACGGTCATCGCCGACCCCAGGATGTTTCCCGACGACCCCGCGTTCACCACGTCCCACCACAGGTTGAACACGTAGATCACGTCGCCCTCTTTCGGCATCCGCCCCGCAAACGGGCGCCCCTTCACCGCCGTCTCCCAATGGAGGACCGCGATGCAGCACGTCGCATCGTATTCGACGATCTTGCCTTCCTCCCGTATGGACGGCTGGCGGTTCTCCGCCTCCTGGTACTCCACCGTGCATTGGAAGGTCAGCGGGGCCTCGCCCCCGGTCACGTTCGGCGAGAAGTTCCACGACGTCGGGTGGTTCTGATCAGTCCCACGCGGATCGTGACCGCCGTACAGCGGATCGTTATCCGGCTCGCCATACAGCGGGTCCACATTGCGACCCCGGTTGAGGCTGTAATACTCGCAGGTCGGCCCCACCAGCGCGATCCGCTCCGCCTCCAGCGACTTGAGATAGGCCGCCTCAGTCGGACAACATTCGGGGCCGTAGATTGCCATGGATCACCTCCACCTGCCGCGATCACCATGCCACCACAGGCCAACCGCAACGCCCTGGTCGCCTCGTCCCGACTGCCGTACAGGTTCGCCTCGGGAAACTCATCGCTCCACTGGTTCCCGGTCCAAAACCATGTCCTGTGGTTGACGCGTTTGACGATGATGTACATGCCTCCGCTTCACCACGGAACGAGAGTCAGACGTAGCGTCGACCCTCGGACAGGCGCTTCTTGCTGCCGTACATCGCCAGGCACTCGTTGATGGTGGCGATGTCTTCCCTGCTGAATCCCTCTTTGACGCCCGGCATCAGACGTGGGCTAGAATCTCGATCCGTGCCCTTCTTAGCCTGTGCCAGCTTCGCACCAACGCTCCGCCCGTCCCAGCACCGCGTGTTCTTGTGTGCCTCTCGCGCCAACCGTCCACACGGCAGTTTGGTGGCCACGAAGTGCAACTTTTTACCCTTCTTCGACGCTGCCAAGTGCTTGCTGCCTTTATGCGTCCCGTCCGACCATGACCCGCCAGACTCGGTGCCTTTGCGCGTCGTGAATTCCCCATCCCTTCCATGGAACGGATTGAAGTCCACGCCTCGCTTGGCATATGGCTCCGCGCTGCCACGTATCTGCTTCACCTTCATCTCCAGCACCGTGCTGACATCCTCGGCCAGCGCGTTCAGGTACTCGATACTCTCCTCCGTCGCCTGCTCGTGATAGGAGATCAAGGCCATCTGGATTATCTCGGGCTTCTGCACGAGGACACTGGGCGCGAAGTGCACGCTGGTCTGGTGCTCGCTCATGTAGAGCTTCACCTCGCCCGGCGTGACCAGCCCGGTCTCCAGCACGAAATCGTACAGATCCTGCGCGTCCATGGCGGACTCGAAGTTGAACATGATCTCGCCGTCGCTCTCCTTGCCCTGCCACGGCCGCATGTCCTTGCGGTCGACCGACCGAGCCGTGCTCAGCGGGACGTGCTGCTGCGATGTGGCGATGGCGTCCTCGGCGAGCGCCTTCACCGCGCCCCGTCGCAAGACGTCGTCCTGGCGCGTGCTCGGCGTGATCCCCAGCATGCGCTTCTCGGACTCGGACATGCACTCAGCGATAGACCCCAAGATCTCATTCAACGGACCTACGTGACTGATCATGCGGACCTCCTCTAGGCAGTCCAGAACCCGACGGGCGACTGCAACTGGCGAATCTTCTCTTCCAACTCTTTTTCACGCGCATCGGCGTTCGCGTACACCGAATCACCGTCCATCCCAAATGACCCCGTGGCACTCGGCTTGTCCGAATACTTCATGCGGATCATGCCCAGCGTCTTCATCGACTGCACCATGGCGTACTCGCGAAACAGCCAATACTCCGAGTTGCTCATCTTCGTCATATCGACCTCAGTCGAGATGTACACCACACCGACCCGCTGGCCGTTCAAATTCGTATTCAATGGCGGTGTCATGATGAGCATACGACGCGCCCGATCCCACTCCCAATCGAGGTCGTTGCTGACCACTCGCGACCCCAGCTCCCGGTACTGCATGAGCTGCACCAGCGCGGAGTAGCCACCGTAGCCCGCGTGCACCCAGGTGTACGGATTCACCTCGACGTCCGCCCACGAGAACAGCCGCGTCAAGTCGTCATGGACCGGGAAGATCACCTCTGCCACGCTGTCCACGTCCGGCCCGATCAGCGCCTCGGCGTACTCGCTCACGCCGGTCGTCTGCAAGTAGATCATCTTCGCCTGGCCCACCCACGCGCGCCAGAAGTCCTTAGACATCTGAATGTTGACGTCCAACTGTTCGTCGGTGAGTTCGACGCAGATCACGCCGTCGCCCAGACGGCGCTTGATCCACACCCGTAGCTCCGCATCCGTCTGGACGTTCTGCATGGCGCTACTTCTTTCCCGCCGCCTTCTTCCACTCCCGCGCGGGCTTCCCCGTCAGGATGCGGTAGATGGCGTTCTGCGACTTCTGCACCAGGCCGTGTAGATCCGCCTCGTTCACGCTGTTACGCCGCAGCGCGCTCATCAGCGCCTGCCCAGTCTGCGCTAGGATATAGTTCAGTTGGTCATCATCCAACTTCTGCACCACCATCACGGCCTGCTGGATGTCCTTCGGCAACTTGGCCACGTCGATGTTCGGCGTGTCGTTGGCCGGGGCCGCCGCCTCCTCTGGCGTCTCCTCGTCCTCCTCGTCATCGGTCGCGGCCTCGGCCTCCGCGTCGTCCGTGGCAGCGCCCTTCCCCTTCACCTTCTGCGCCTTGGGCGTCGCCCCCATGATGTCCTGCTCGGCCACCTGGCCCAAACGGGCGCGCACCCGCGCATCGGGATGCGCATCGGCGATCAGGTTGGCCGCGACCTCGGGCACCTCGGGCTCCTCCGGGAAGAACAAGAAAAACTCCGCCATGTAGAACTTGTGGTTGGTGCCGTCCTCACGCAGGGTGATGCCGAACGGCGTCTGGCCGCATATGTCTCCACGTGCCACCAGATGCCCCATGCGCGTGCGTACCTCAACCGTCTCGCCAATGCCGAGCCGCCCCGGAGCCACCGCCCCATCGACACGTCGTGCGTGCATCATCGGCGTCGCCTTGGCCGAGGTGTCTCCACGGGCGTATTGCCCTCGGGCACCGGCCCCTCCGTGACCACCGGCTCCGTGGGCTCGTCCGACGCGGCCACGGGCTCCTCCTCCTTGACGACCTCTGCCTGTACGAACGACGGCATCGGCATCAGGATCTCGCGCTTGACCTCGGGCACCGGGACCGGCTTCGGCGGACGTGGCGGCTCACCCTGCTCGCGGATGCGCACCAAGGTTCCATCCTCGACCCATGATCCGAAGTCCAAGTCGGTATCCACGACCGTCCCGGCCTCGAACACCACCGTCTCCGACTGCTTCAGCGGAGGAAACCCCTCGCGCGGGATCTCACGCATGCCGTCGATGGGCAGGCGGGATATGCCACGCTTCAACATGTACTTCGCCATGGTTACACCTCCAAGTGTCAACACAGAACATCCTAGCTGGTTCAATGGCATAGGTCAAAGGTGTTGGCATAGACCTCCCGCCAGGGCGGCGGGAGCAAAGGCAGAGTGCATGGAGAAGGTACCTGTCGGTGGGTTCTCACAGACTCGGGCTCCACTAACCGTACACCGCGCCCGATCCCCGGTCAAATCGCATCACCGACACGAACCTGGGTTCGCGTCGCACCGCTTCCGGTACCGCGCCGCATCGTACACTCGGAGGCACGGCTTGCATGCCGCGCTCAACCCATCCCATGAAGCTATCCTCTTCTGGAACTGATCCACGGGAAGTATCTGCTCGCACATGCTGCACTGCTTCCGTCCCTCCACCGCGTACGGGTTCGTCTTTTTCAAGTGGTCCTTTGGCTTGCTTCCGCCGATGTGCCCAGCCATGGCCTCGCACACGTACACCCCATCGTGATTTGCAATGTTCCGAGCGTATGTACGCGGCAACACCGTGTGGTCCACCTTACAGTAGTCGCAATGCACCACGACCGACGCTGCCTGCTCCTTCGCATAATGACGCTCTCGAATGGCCTTGCGTGTCCGCTTGTTCCGCACCTCGTAAGTGGTATCCCCCTGCTGACGCGACAGATACTCACGCGCCCATCCAATGATCCGGCCATCCTCTTTCAGCGCGCTGTCCCGCTCCGTCCAGACACGAAATCCAACACCAGTCGTTGCCGCATGCACAGCGGTGTCCGCGATCTGCGCCCGCGCTCTCGGCTTGTCCACCATGGCAGATGGCTTAACCTCCCAGATCTCGCCGCGCCCATCTCGTCTCTCGATCCATAGGTCCGGGGCACGCCACCGTCCCTTTGGAGTCTTGAACACCTCGCACCGCCGAAAGGTTCGCACATCTGGATCGTTTTCCAGCTCGAACATGCAGCGCAGCTCGTAGGAAGACCCAAAGTACACCTCCCCACCCGCCTTCTTGAAAGGGAAATACCCACGCATGTGGAGCCCACCACCACAGATACCATCCGCATTGCGCCTGGCCGCCTGCTCCGAATTTTCCTCCTGTCGCGTCGGGTGAGACAACGGTTTCAGTGGCAACACCCACCTAACCTTCCCCGCATCGTAGCAACGAATCAAACCACGATCCTGAGCCCATGACCGCTCCGTCATCCCCACTGGGCACCCACTCGCTCGTTTGCGCTGGCTCTGCTTTGAAATACGTCGACCATCTTGCACATAGAAGTAGTCAGGACGACAATAAGAATCCGCCACAAACCCCAGCCGGTCGTACACGACACCAGGCGTCAGACGGTTGTCACTAAAGCTCAAAATCTCGTCATAGCCATGCTCTTCCGCCCATGTCCGAGCCCGATCCAACATCCGAGATGACCCGCCCACCACTTGCACCCCAGCACGAAAGCATAGCCGGTCCAATACGACCCGCCGTTCCTGCCCCTGTCGATGGTGCCGTCCAAGAGACAAGACGCCGATCAGTTCTTCCCCCACGAATAGACCAAACACGACAAGAGACAGGTGGTTTGCTCCCTGGATGTGGAACTCATCTAAAAACTTCCGAGCCTCCGCCTTCTCCACCTCCCGCACCACACACTTCCGTGCTCCCATACGACGCTCGAAGATGCCCGCCCGTGACTGCGCAAATGATTCACACGCTATACGCCGATCCGACCACTCGTCCGAGAACACATAGATGCAACCAGGCTCCACCGTGATCCCATGAGCAAGCCGCTCCACCACCGATTCCTGGCCCAGATCCAGCACCACCAAACGCACTCCGCCGCTAGACTTCCAGTCCCGTTTTTCAAAGGTGTCTTCCATTTGGCAATGGTATGACCAATGCCAGCTCAGTGTCAAATGGAAACGGACGCAGCTAAAAGTGAGGTTGCGCCCAGCGTAACCAAGCGCATAACATATCAAAATGTTAGTGGTTTTCTATCAGACGGTGGTCACGGCGGGCAGACCGGAGCAGGTCACGACGCCGTAGTATTCGGGGCGCAGCATCTTCGTGCAGTACCTGGTGCGGACGCCCTTGCGGAACGTGAAGTCGTTGGGATCCATGAAGGTCGGGGTGACCTGGAGTGGGACGTACGGGGCGTACACGAAGCCCGCGTCGAGGAAGTTGTTGCCCTTGAGGCCGACGAGCACCTTGTTGACGGTCATGTAGGGGTCTTGGTAGACCGCGAACCGCTTGAGCAGGGTGCCGATGCGGGCGATGCCGAAGTCCGACGTGATCGGGCCGTAGGTCGGGCTCTGCACGTTCTGCTCGATGCTGGCGAAGTCGCCGTGCGTCGAGAGCTGGTCGAGCAGGGCGCCCACGCTCGGGGACACCACGATGAAGTTGGCTGGGGCGCGACCCGACGCGGTGTGGATGGAGGCCGCCACGGCGCTGATCTTGGTGAGCAGGTTGCGGATGGTCTCGATCTCGCCCTGGGTACCGGCCGAGTACGAGTAGGTGTACGTCGCGGCGAACTTGGCGCCGGTCACGAGGGCGTCCACGATCTCGCGGTCCGTCTCCAGCATGACCTCGTTGGCGAACGTGCCGACCAGCTCGGTCTCGGCGTCCATGCCGTGCAGGGCGCGCATGTCGTCGACGGCTTCCACGGACCAGCGGGCCTTCAGCTTGCGGCTCTCGGCCTTCACGGTGTGCAGGGCGATGTCGAGGCTGATGCTCGGGATCTCCGCGCCGGAGGTGTAGCCCACCTGCTCGAAGTTCACGAAGTATTGCCCGTAGATCACGGTGCTGGCGACGAAGGTCGACGCCACGCCGGTCTCGTCGTAGGCGTTGAGGGTCCAGGCTCCCGTGCTGACGGTGAACGTGCCCACGGTGGTGCCGTAGTTGTCCACGAGGTTGCTGGTCACGCCGGTCGGATCCAGGGTGGCCACGATGTCGAGGGGCAACGCACCCGCGTGGTCGAGCACACGGTAGTACAGCTTCACGTAGAACGTGCGCTGGCCGTCCACGCCCGGCGCGCGGATGGGCTTCCACTCGGGCAGGCGGCAGTTGGCGCCCACGTTCGAGAGGGCGGCCACGGCGGTCGCCTGGGTGCAGACGACGTCGTAGTCCACGTACTCCGAGGAGTACATGCGGGCGAAGTTCTGGTTGATGTTGTCGCCTGCCACGACGGCACCGTCGTAGGCCATGTTGTACGGGGCATTGGTGATGCCGTACTGCGGGATCTTGGTGCCCTTGCGGTCGTCGTACTTCTTCTCGTAGTAGAAGATGCCGCCGACGGGGGCGGTCATCGGCTGCACCGAGACGAGCTGGTTGGCGATCAGGTTCGGGAAGACGCGCCGGAGGACCGGGAACACGTACTTCGTGAACGCGCCCGCGTTGGTGCTGAGGGTGTCCTCATGGAGAGACTTGATGTGGTCCATCTCGTTCTCCATGATGATCGCCGTGCAGCGCCGCACGTAGTGGTTGTTGATGGGATCGCGCTCGTTCATGGGCTGAAGGATCTTGGCCCAACGCGACTCGCACACCTTGCCGTAGGACTCGTCGAACACGGTCCGCTTGCCGTTCTCTTCCACGATGTTTCGAGCTTGCATGATGTTTCTCCTGATCTGTTGTTAGCTGTTGTACCCCGCCAGCCGCCGCATGATGTCGAACGAGTTGCCGAAGTCGTCGGCCCCTCGTACGGCACCTGCCTGTGGCGCGCGGTCCTCGGTCAGATCGCGCTCGTCGCCCTGGCCCCGTTGGAGCTTGCGGCGCATCTCACGCAATTCTGGATCCGAGATCTCCATCGACCCGTGCCTTGCCACGACCTTGTCCACATCGGCCCGGGAGGCCACGTCCTCCAACAGACCCATCACGCTCGAACTGTTTACCAGCCCTGCAACCTTCTTGGCTTTGTAGGCGTCCAGCTCCGCCCGGTCAGCGCGCTCCTGCGCCTCGACCAGCATCGCCTCTGCCTTCTCCGCCCGCTCGTCCGCCTCGGCCAGCGAGGCATCCGCGCGTTTCGTCAACTCCACAACACGGCGCAACTTCTCGTCCAACGAATCCGCCTTTGCCTGCAACAGCCGCATATCGCCGCGCAGGGTCGCGTTCTCTTCCCGTAGCTCCATCTCCTGTTCCGTCGGCCCGTCCGGGGTCACATCCACGGACGGCGCAGGGAGATGCTCCATCACCACCGCCAGCTTGGCGTCGACGTCATCCGCCGACTCCATGCGCGTTCCGCGCAACAGCTCGCGAATCATCTCTGCCATCGGGTGAGACCCGATCTGGCGCTCTACACGCAGCATGATCGCCGCCTGCGTGCCCTCTTCCACCGCCTCGTCCCGCTCCTTGGTGCGCTCCGCGACCTCGATGTCCTTGGCCCGCAGCGCATCGCGCACGGCCGCCTCGTCCGGGCTCTGCCGATACGCGCCGACCATCTCCGCGATGGCCGCCAATGTGGCCCGTGCACCACCGACGGACGGATCAATCGCGTACTCCTCGCGGAGCTGCGTGCCGATGTCCTCCCGCGCCTCGATCAGCGCCTGCGCCAGCCGCCGCTCGAACGCCTCGGTCATCTCGGACCGCACCCGTCGCTCGGCCTCGGCCACCGCCGCGTCCAGCCCCGCCGTGACCTTGTCCTTGGCCTTGGTCAGCGCGTCCTGCGCCGCCGCCTCCTGGATCTGGGTGGCCACGTCCGGGAACTCGGACAGGAACATCTGCGCCGCCGTCGGCTCATCCACCGACTCCGTGGTGATGTTCGGGATCGCCGTCCGCACGGCCGGATCCGCCACGAAGTCGTAGGTCTTCAAACTGAAGTCGTCCTGAACGTCCTCAGCCTCCTCGTCTGCCGCTGGCTTGGTGCTGCCAAACCCGCGCGACGATACGCCGATGGGGATATTCGCCTCGATCAGCGCCTTCAGGGTCTTCCCCTCGGGCGTGTTCAGGATCTCGGCCTCGCCCATCACCCGGCCATCCTTCTCGATCCACAGGTCCGTGATGACATGGCTCACGCGCTTCAGGCTCGTCTTGCCATCTGCCGGGTGGTCCAGCTCGCCCAACACGCGACGGGTCTTCAGATCCTCTGTGAGGCGCTTGATTTCCCGCCCCATCAGCGCTTCCGAATACCGTCTACCGTTCTGCGTCGGAACGCCCACCCGACCGAACTCACCACGCGCCACGAGCTTCCCAGACCCAGCGGCCTGGCGAGCCTCCGCCATCAGAAACGCTGTGGGTTTGCTGGTCTCGATCAGTAGCTGCGGCATCGTTTCACCAATCCCCTCAGCGCTTCCGCTGAAGACCCGTCCGGGCCAAAAGACTCCACTCAGAACGCCGCTTGGCTTCAGGGGATACACGGCGATCCGTCTTGTTCCCGCTGAGCCGCGCGGCCTTCTTCGTGGACTCGAATCCCATCAGCTCATGCCTCCCGGACGTCGTTCCCGTCCGGCGTCGCTGGCCACCCTCTCCGAGGTGGCCGTCGGTCAGTTTCCCGATCCGACCGTGTCCAACCTGTCGAGCGACTTCGAGATCAGCGCCATCACCGGCCGGATCTCGGCCAGGAAAGCGTCCGCGTCCATGACGTCCTCGTCCAGACGACCGGCCTCGTAAGAGGCGGCCAGGGAGTCCACGGCGGACTCGAACACGTCAGCCACGGCCTCGTCGTCGAATTCCAGGTTGATCATCTCGATGATGTTGCCGATGCGGCCCATGATCTCATCGCGTACGCTCATGGTGCGATCCACCTGTTCTCCGAGCAGATGCTCCAGCTCGACCGCGAACTCCTCGCCACGTCGGCCCGCCATGCGCTCCGACTTCTTCGCGGACTTCGCGCCCTTGCCGGTGCGTGCCCAGAGGGACGCCTTGCGCTTGGTCTTCGCCAGCTTGCCCGCGCCGCCCGCTGCCACCGCCGCCCGCACACAGCCCTTGCCGTTGGGGTTCTTGCGATAGCCTTGTGGGCACACGATGGAGAGCTTCTTGGCCATGCCGCCCGCCTTGAACTTGCGGGTCCGCTTGCCCATGACCTCTTGCACCAGGTGCTGGGCCACTTCCTCGGCGCGCTCCTGGATGCCCCGGACGTTGCGCGGGATGCGCTTCGTCTTGAGGCCCTCGATCACGCGCCGCACGTCATCCTCAGCCAGGTTCTCGAAGGGGAGCGCCATGATGCGGTCGAACAGGATGTGCGTGACGAACGGGCCGTCCATCGGATCGTGCCGGGACTCCTCGTAGTCCTCGCCGTCCTCTTCTTCTTCTTCGTCGTCCATCTCCTCTTCGTCATCGGCCATGCCCTTGCCCATGCCGCAGGACTTCTCGGACAGGGGCACGCCCAGCGCCACCGACGCCATGACGTCCTCGTTCAGGCCGCCGATCCCCAGGGCATTCAGATCCTCTTGCAGGGTATTCGCACTCAGCTTGATCTTCATCTCGTCTCCTCTGCGCCTTTCTTGGACCGCCCCGCTAGGTATGCGGCCACTACTTCCATGGTTCTCGCTCGCCCGCACAGCCGATCATGAGCCAATGCCACCCGGTCTATATCTTCCGCTCTCATCAACTGTTCGGCCTTGGCGAGCAGCCCACGGAGGAGCTGCGCTTCAGCAATTAGCGACCGGCGGATGGCACCATAAAACCCATCTGTTTCATCAAACACCAAGCCAGAGATTCCGTCAACAATCTCACTCAGCCGGGTAGAAACGATCCCCAGGGACTCGTGCAGTTCCTCGTTGAACTCCGATAGCCGACCTGCCGGGATCTTGGCGTATGCCGTTTTGGGGATACGCGCCTCCAACTCCCGGATCGATCCCCACATCGCCGTGCGGATCTTCTCCTGGTTCGCCTGGTAGGCCACGTGCCAATGGTCGGTGTCCTCTGCCAGCAAGGCGCGGTCCATGTGAGCGATCACATCGCCCAGCCAATAGTCCTCGTCCTCCTTCAAGAGTCCGGCGAGCACGCGAACCCGGGTTCGCGTCATCGGCTCCCCATGGAGCATGCCATGCGCGATCTCCCTTAGCTCGTCCGCCACCAGTCGAGGAAGCTGCTCCTCCTCGTACACTGGCATGGGGTCCACCCGGATCTCGACGCTCTCGATCACGCCATCATGGATAACAAACACGGCCTCGGACAAACGCCCACCCGGGTCACGGAACAGGGCGCAGTCGTCCTTGGTCGCGATCATCTCCACCTCGGCACCAACGGCACGCGAGACGGCCTCCGCCACCTGGCCGATGCGCTCCTCGATGCTCCCGTCCAACCACTTCTTCATGTCCTGGGACTTCGCGTACATGGTCACCTCGTTATCATGACCCGGTGCGAGCCGTGCGCACGCGCCGCTCGACCCGGGAAATGGCGGGCTCGATCCGGGCGAGTCGCCGCAACACCTCGTTCTGCCCCCCGGATGTCTCGGCCATCACCCGGCGGATCTCACGTCGCACATCCTCAGTCGCCCCCGGCGGGGGCTGCTCCCCCTCTGCCCCACTGAGCATCCCCGCCATGGGGCTCAGCTCCGGGAACCGCTGCATGATGTCCGCCTGTACCTGCGCCTGCGCCATGGCCGTGGACTCGTCCTCGTTGCGCTTCGCCTCGGTCGCAAACAGCGCGTCCTCATCCGACATGTGGAAGATGTTTGCGATGATCCACGGGATCGTAAAGAAATCGCGCAGGCCCACCGCCAACGCCACCCGCGCGTTCCAAACCTCGATCTGCTGCATCTCGAAGATGCTGCTCGGCGCGGACATCCGCAGATCCCACTTCACCGAATCAGGATCGATGTTCAGCGCGGCCAGATGCACGCGCACCACTTGCAACAGACCGCCCGTGAACTCGCTCTGGAGGCGCATCTCCAGCCGGGCGAACTGCACGTCCTCCTGGGTCAGCGCGGCCCGGTTCGTCACCTCGGTGCCGCCCAGGTACTGCGGCGGGATGCGGATGGCCGCGTACAGCTTCTTCAGGAAGTAGCCGAGCACATTGGTGTCGTCGTAGTCAGGGCCAGCAATGACCTCCACCCGCGAGGCTTCCTTCCCAGCCCGCGTAGGTATAAAGAAATCTTCACTATTTTCGAGCGGATTAAATCGAAAGTCTAGCTTTCCAGTAGCCGGGTCCACGATCCGCTTCTTCTTGTAGCGGCGGCGGACCTCCTCCACCATGGCCTTGGCCTCACGTGGCGGCATCTCGCCGGTATCCACGTAGAAGGCGAAGCGCGCCGGGGCCTTGGTGTTATGCACAACCACACCGTTCGCCACAAAGTTGTGCTCCTCCGCAACTACACCGATATCCCAAATGTCGTCCGCTGCGACCTCTTCGACCTTCTCGATATCCTCGCTCAAAGGCATGCGATCAAATGAATATGAAAACGAGTGCGACACCGTCTCCGGCAAGGGATTGTCATTGCCAGAGATAGTGCGACCACCCACCCTCACACGAGAATTCACATGTCCCACTACTAAACCAATCTGCATGCAGAGCAACCGGACATCTTCAAGAAGCCCATGGTTGCACATCTCCAGCGTCACTCGCTTGAAACGTACCTTTGCATGATTCTCCCCAACGCTCATCTCACGTATGTGACCGTCCGCATCAGCAAGCCCCTCCAAGAAGGCAAGCCGCACAGATAACGGAGACTCAAATACCCACTGTGGAACTCGCTTGTTGTGGGCACCCGTGGAAAATCCGTTGAGGCACATGAACTCAACCGCCACCTTTGAAGAAATGACGAATGCCCCAACGTGATCGTGCGTCGACTTGCTATCCTTGTTGAACCGCGCCGGGCCAAAGAACCGCTCAAACAATGCAAGATATTTCTTATTGATCTCGTCGTCCACGCCAGCGGCAAAACCGATCTCGCGCACAAAATATTTCTTCTCACCCTTCGAGAACGGGCGCTCCGATGCCCAGCCATCTCCAATCATGAATCCAAACCAACGCGCGAAATCCTCGTTGGCAACATTGGGAATATTCGGAACGGCTCCGCCCCAGTCATCTCTCACATCCAACACATCCAGAGATGTACCATTCTCTCGAAGCAATCGAATCGCCGCCCCTAGATTGATCTCGTACTCGCCATCGAAGAACTCCTTCACCAGCGGAGACCGAACCCCGCACCGTTGACCGAGACGTCCCGCCCCAAACTTCATCTCAACAGCAGGCGAAGACGCAACAGACGGCATCAGTCGTGCTTTTTGCCCAACTTCAGGCATCACCAACGGAACGTAGTCGCACACCCCGTCCTCGACAGACGGCGTCACAAACATATGCTCTCCTGGCTTTATGTTTTGAACCTCTACGTATTCCTGGAACCTCGTCTTCGGTCGTCCACTTCCATTCCCAACAGACCACTCAACGAGCACCGGGTGGGTCGCGTTAGCGACAATATCCCTATGCTTGCTTGACACCCGGAACAACCTATCCGTCCCGTTGTGTTTCTTATATGTCACACGTGTTTTGATCAACGCACCACCAGGAGCGTAGGAAAGCACCTCATCTCCCTCTTCAACGTCCCGGATCTTCGTAGCTCCACCCGGAGTCCATACCAACGTGTCACCATGCAGGCACAGCTTGCAGACCAGGCTGCTGTCCTCCAGCATCACAAGGCGCTTCCAGATCCACCGGGCCGAGTCCAGCAGGGAGTAGCCGTACAGCGCCCGCATCTGCTTGCCCCGCAGGCGCCAGTGCGCCACCTCCCAGGGGTAGAAGAAGGTCGCCGTGCTGCCGTCGCGCTTCTCGCGCAGCTTCTCCAGATCCTCCCGCGTCGCAATGTTGAAGGAGAACATGCCGGACGGATCTTGCACGAACCCGACAAGGCTGCCGCGCACGTCGATGATGCGCCGCATGGTCGGCGGGGGCAGCCAGTTGAGACCCAGCACGCCGGTCTCGTTCATCACGATCTCGCAGTTGTGAACAACGACACCTTCCGCCACGAAATTATGTGCATCGTCCGCGATTTCCAGATCGTAGACCTGTGCTTGTCCGGCAGGCTCAACTTCGAGAAGAGTCTCCGACACAAAGTCCCCACCAAACTCATGCCGTGAGAACGTCAGCATCGCTGACTCTTGCACAGACTGAACCTGTTTTCCGTTGATAATCGGTGCTTCGCGCGTCCTGAACCGTAGGTTCCCAGAGCGGAACCCAAGTCCATCGATCAGGCACTTCAGATCTCGCGCCAACTCGATATTGCTGATCTCAAAGTGATATGCCGACCCCGTCCATGTTGGCGGATCGGTCGTCCATCCATCTGCATCCATGAACCCATCCAGGAACGCCAACCGATGCTCTCGTGGTAAACTACCCAGCCACAGCGGGAGTCGCTTCTTTCCCGATCCGTTCTTCCAGCCGAGCGACAGCAAGAAGCACTTGAATAGGATGGAATGAACGAGTGTCAGTGTCCCGTCCTCATTCGGATTCGGTTCGAGATGCAAGCGCCGCAACAACCCCTCGTAGTATTCGTTGCGGTCCTCGTATTCCTTGCGACAGAGCCACACCGTGCTGTTGCTCACGTCCATTCTCTCGGTAGCTAGTCCGCCATCCCCATACATGAACCCGAGGAGACGACACAGCCACGGATCCATCCGATCAGGGGCGCAGAAATCGTTGGTCACGTTTCCGCCGATCTCTCGCTCCTTGGGATGCACGTCGGCAACGAACAGATCTCGGCACAGCGGGGCTTCCGCTGCCTCATGACACGAGGTGGCAATCACCAATTTGTGCGTCTTGGCATAATTTATACTGCCTGTATTCCGACCAGGACTCGGCTCATAACGCACGACCCTCAGATCACCGACTTGCACCCACTCCGTGACACCATTGCCGCAGTCAACCAGCACAGGGTGGTCTGCTGTCGCAAAAAACTCCCGATGCCGAGTGCGCACTCGGAAGATCTCGCGCACCCCGTTGTCCAACCGCCTCGCTACTGGCAAAAAGACCTTTTCCCCTTCCTTGTACCCCTGGACCATGGCGCCTGCTTCGATTGTCTCGATAGCGCGCGGCCCCTGGTCAGTCCACACCCGAGATCCAGCAGGCAAACAGTACAAATTTCCGTACTGACCCATGGTGCGAACGGCCGCCCAGATGTCCTCTTCGATGCGGATGCGGCGATGCAGCAAGTCATTGACGATGTCCCGGACAATCTTGTCCTTCGAGGTGCCCCAGATCACCCGCCCATGCACGGCGTCCGTGATCGTCGCGTCGTCGGCGTAGATGTCCAGCGCCGCGCTGATCTCCGGGTAGTCGTCCATGTTCTCGTAGTCGGCATAGCGGAGCATGAGGTCCGCGTCGACCGAGAGCATCGTCGCAAGCTGTTGGTATGCTCCGCCCATGCCGGAGTCTGGCGCGCTTGGCACCATGTTCGGCATAGACGATTCGCCAGAAGACCCCCGGGCCAGTTCAGTGACCTTGCCCGTGGTGTCGCGGCTGAAGAACTTCTTGACGGTGTCCATCCAGCCCATGTTCAGTCATCTCCTATGAAGAAGGGCATCAGAACGTGGGCAGACTGAGCCGAGCGTGCCGCGCGTACCTCGTCCAGATCCACGTCCTCGGCTGGGATCATGTCGCTCACCCAGCCATGATCATGACCGACCGCTACTCTTGGTGTATCAGCATCAGCAGCCCACGGCAAGCGAGCGGCCTGTTGCCGCAGTCCCCAGATCGTCCCGGCCAGGGCATCAGAGCAGTTGTGGACAAACATGCCAGCGGAGATGGCGAAGTTATGATGAACGTCCACCGTCATATCATACACAGGGACCGCCCCAAGCATTTCCACGCGCACCACCTGATGGTTAGTCTGCGACTTTTTGAAATGTGCGCCCTTGAATTTCGCTGCTGTCCATCCCTGTGATTGGATCACGCGGTGATACACCTTTGGAGTACATTTCATGGTAGCGCACAGTTCCTGGACGGTGGACACCGTCTTCGCAGTCTCCAGAACACGGTCAAATGTAACGTCATGTCGAAACTGATAAGCCGCGCTGCCACGATGGCGATGATGACCAAATTTCACCGCCAAGTCCCGGCAAGACATCCCGTTCTCCAACAAGACTCGCGCCAATACCTTCTGGGTACACCGTAACTCTCGCAACAGATCAACCTGGCTCGTGACGCTCGCAGCAACGGTCAATATGCGATCCATCGTCACATCTTTCCTCGCCCAATGGTTGCCAGATCCAGACACGCGCTGACGATGTCGGCGTCGATATTCAGGGTCCGCCCACAACTGCTGCATGACCTTCTTTCCATTTGCCGCGAATGTCCCCTTGGCCTGAAGTTTCTCGATGCGTTCCTGAGACCTGTTGTACCGTGTCATGTTGATCGGCCCGGTTACCCTTCCGATCTTCCCACTGCGTAGACATGCCTTCTTCCGATACTCGTCATCCTCCCACAGCCGTTTCATATTCTGAGACGCTACGGTTCGATGCACGCGCAGATGTTCATGCCACTCCATGGGAACAAGGTTGGCCGGATCGTTATTTCTCTTATTAAAATCGGCATGATGAATGATTCGGCGCTCTTTCCTATTCCCCGCATATGCAAATCCACCAACCGTATTGGCGACCAACTGGTGCGTAAAAACATACCGTCCGGTCTTGTTATCAAGAACTCTCTCATACCCATCCAGACCATGCTTTGGATTTGCCACGGAAACATCCCGATACAACGGCATGAGGCTATCTCCAACCGATATGGACTTAGCTTCCCGGAACTCGCCATCGCGCATCATGATCTCATGGTCTGGAGTGCAATCCAAATGCGACCCGTTGTCGAGCCAAATTCGCATCACGTCCCGGTCTCCAACCAGATGTACATTATGAGCGTGGGCTGGAACCACCGTACCGTTCGGTGTGCAGGCGTACACCCAGAATTCCTGCCCAACGAGATCCCGGATCATGACCTCACTACCGTTCAGCAAGGAAATCCTGGTGTCCCCAGAGATGCAATCTTTACTCGAATGTCTAGGATGGTCAATTTTACCCTTCACGCGATCATATTCCAAAGATCGCAACTCCTGAAGCAGGTTCGTGTACTCGTAGAATTCGATGCGCTTCTCGTAAATAGCCGACTTCAGCTCCTCGTAAGGATCAATGGTGCGATCCATGGAGATCAGCTCGGTATGGATGCCGTGCCGCCTGATCTGTTGATGCATCTCGACGTACTGAAAAGAGTCACTGGAAAACCCGTGGATTGGGAAGCCATGCGCCTGCAACTCGTACACAAGACGTCGCAGATCCGGCATGTAGATCTGGTCGCCCGACGGCGGTCTAATACTAAGCAGCACCTCAATGACATAATATGGTGCGGTATCGGTATAGGCGTGCCCCTCCCCATCCCGCCGCACGACCTCGACCCACCTGTCTATACGCCCACAACAAAATCCCGTGCTATCTCCACTGATTGACGTGTCAATGTGAATCCAACGCGGACTCGAAGGAGACTCCTTTGGAGCCCACGCGGTCTCGGTAAACCCTCCAGGCAGTCGCCGCTCGATCCGGCGGCACAGATAGTCCCAATCGAACGTAGCCGGTGAGCCAGAGACCCAGACCTCACTAGAGAATGGATGCTTGCGTCCCGGCACAATGCACGCCTCGATTGCATCCACACGCTGGAAGAACGCCGAAATCGCCTGCGTCGAAACACCCGCGATGTCGCGCAACGAGTCTTCCAGGTTGCTCTCGAAGTCCTCCTTGTATTCTACCGGCACCTCGATCAGCCAAGCATTGTTTTCCTCAAGGTACTCAGGCGAGATCTCATCGTACTCCCCGTCTTCGAGGATGCGCGAGCGGAGGCTGGACTTCGAGCACAGCACGTAGAACCACTTACCACAGAAGTGGTCCATGGGCTTCGATGTCCACGCCGTATGATCCCGCACAAACACCGTTGGATCCTGACGCGCCTCCCGAATCTTACGCTCGGTGAAGCTGTCCAACGTCGCCGCCGACGACACCATGATGACCATGCCCGGGAAGTCGCCGCCTGCCGTCTGGAAGCGCGACTTGATCCGCCGCACCATGGATCGGTAGACCTTCTCCACGATGTCGAAATTAGCCGCCGTGAGCTGTTTGCCAAACGTCTGATTGATCTGCTGTGCACTCCGCTTCGGAGGGAAGTTCGTGTTGTGGACCACGCAACCGTCCGCCACGAAGGTCTGGCAGTCCGTCTCTATGCTGTAGGTCTGTTCGGCTGGAAGATCCCGCGTGGCCGTTACTCGGACGAGCTGGTAGGCGTCGGACAGGTCGGTGACTCGCAAGCACTCGGAGCGACAGCCTCCGAGGGTTCTACCGTCAACATGGTGCGAAAGCGCACGCGATGTTTCCGCACGCTCTCCATGAACTCCTCCGTCACAAACGGTCCCGTCCATACACTCGGAATGCGCTGATCGTTCACCGCAAGGATCATCAAGTGCCCATTTTTCTGGCACCACTTCCATTCTGCTTCCAAGCGCGCACGTTCCCTGTCTCGATAAAGATGTGCCGAATCTTTCCCCTCCACTAATACTTGCACGCCATCGCTCCTTATCACTAAGAAGTCGCCAATCGTCATCCTTTTCTTTCCATCCAACTCGTAAGGCATCCACTCCATCTGATCTTCGCCTACAATGCGCACCACACCGCTTTCCATGCACAGCCGTTGAGCCAGGTGCCTCTCGTTCTCCGTCCGGCAAGGCACCAAGCCTCCATCCGGCGACGACACATGGTAGCGGTAGGACCGCACTCGATCTTTGATCGCCTGCGCATTCCCCTCCGAGATCTTGCCCCGCGATTCCTCGTTGTGCGCATGTCCAGGGCGATCCTGGAACGCTTCGCGCATCCGCTGCCGCTGTTCCTCCGTCCGCTTCTGTCCACGGTTCGGATGATCTGGCCCTGCCGGATACACAGGGGGCATGTTCGTCACACGCCCGCTCGCTCGATCCGCCGTGGTCTGCGCCGACATCCGCGCCCGCCACTCCGGCGTGCAGCGCGCCTTGGCCGATGCCGCCATCTTGGCTCGCGTCTCCGCTGACATCACGCGCCCCTTTAACGCAGCCGACCGCTTGGCCTTTGTCTCCTCGCTCTGCTTGACCCCCGTCCACTGCTGCCGCGCATTCTCTGCATACAGCGCCTTGGTCTCCTCGCTGTGCGTCTTCCCCCAGAATGGATTGCGTTCCCCTGTCCGCTGCTTCGCGGCCTCCGACAACTTCTGTCGCTGCTCCTCGCTCAACGTCTCGCCCTTCTTCGCCATCGTCGCGCCTCCAGACGACCTCGTCCCCAACCACAATCTCTCGCGCCGGGACGTAGATCAGCCATTCATCGCGCCGCACCAGCAAGGGGTGCTCCCGAGACGGTTCAATAGCCCGCACACACGAACCCAGGTTCGTCTCGATCCGTACCAACGGTTGCACCGTGGACAGCCGCATCCTAAACGGCGTCCACGTCTGCTGACCCGTCGCATGGTCCAGCGCTTCAACCAGCAACCCGTCGCGCCCCGCAGGCCCCATTGCCCACAGATCGCCAACGGGAAACTGTGCGCTTTTACCATGTTCACCAATGCTTAACAAGCTTTTCTTGCCTAAACACTCATCCAGAAAAGCTGAAAAAATATTCGCTCCAAGGGCGCGCTCAGCACCATATGACCCAATGTTCATGCGGATGCTATTGGGAAACAAGGTGTAGTCTGTCGAGAATTTAGGCGTGAAGTGCTGCATGAAGTACGGGCTCAGCTTGATCTTGTCATCAATGCTCGTTTTCATCACCTCCCGCGCCAACACGAGGTTCTTGGAGATCAGCATGATCACCATCTCGGTGCCGGGCGACATCCCAAACGTCAACTGGGGATTCTTCATGCACGACAGCTCGTACAAAATGCGGCAAATGGCCGCACTCGCCAGGAAAGTTTTGCCCGATCCGATACTTCCGGTGTTGCTGGAGAAAACACCAGATCGCGCAACGGTCCCATCTGGTCGCCTCGTTGCTATTGCGAAGTTCTCAGTGTCAGGAACCGTCATGCAGTATACGGGGCCTCTTCCACACGGCTCCACGGACACAACATAATGATTTCGCGTGCGAGGGAAGAACTCTCGGAGCGACAAGCCTGCTTCCACAATCGCACAACGAACGCGCCATGGAGAGCAACCAAGCTTCTTTGCCACAGCTTTGAACGTGGACGACCCGCTATCAATAGCCTCTCGTATAGTGGATGGATTCACGTCATCACGACGCTGCCTCATCGAATTCAATAATGCCCGTTGACGCTGGCGTTCTTGAGCCTCTGGTGAACGATTAGAAAACGACAGCCGACCTGCCTCCGCCGCATTGCCAGACAAATTCCGAACACGCATTCGCTCTGAAGCAGCGGCCCTATGCTCTTCTCCATCAGGCCCATTCCAACGACAAACAGAAGCCCTGCCACCTCTCTCGCGCCTGTCATCTATGGTGATAATGGCCTTCGCCAAATTATTTGCAGAAAGTGCCCTGCCTTCTGGAGACGCCATAAATTCAGCATGGGCCATCCTCAGTGGAGAATGTGGATCTTTGCATATGGCCCGCTGGCGTTCAGCTAGCGCAGTCCGACTCTCCGAATCGACGGCAAGCCATTCTCTGCGCGTCCGCGCATGCAAAAGCTGGTGATCACTCCATGGCATGAGGGACAAGTTGTCTGGTTCGTTATTCCGTTTGTCGAAGTCAACATGGTGGATCGTCACCTTGGACGGATCGACCGATCCATGCACATGGTCCGCTACAAGAGCATGCGTATACCGCATTTCTTCGTCGACAAAATCCATGACCATCTCATATCCAGCGATGCGCCTTCCGCGTCCCTTGGTGGACATGACTGTCTGGAATGGCATCAGACTGTCGCCAGCCACCATGTCCATAACCTGCCGCTTGCCTCCGTCTCGCATCACCATCCTGTGCCGAGCGTTGGATACAAAGAACGACCCGTCATCTAGCGTCACTCGATAATAGTCGTCCTCCCCTGTGCAACGCGGTTCAGTGGCCAACGCAGGACGAACATGTCCATCTGGATTGACTCCATATATCCAGAAGTCCTGTTTGTCCTGCGCCCACTTCTCCGCCAACGAACGCAGCGTCGGCATCATCCCATTCAAGAGCGGTATCGGCGTGTCTGGATGCAGGCACAGCACCACTTCCCTGTATGGAGCTTCAAATAGGGCGATAACGTCCTTCTTGAGCGCCGGGTACATCGTCCCCATGGAGTCACCCAGGTAGTAGGGATCTTCAATGAACTGCTGCATGGATACCAATGGGCGACGGTACAGGGACTCGTTCAGCTCCACACTCAACACCGCCGCCGAATTCGGATCACCCTCGTTCAGTAGCGCCTGGATCAGAGACCGCTCCTCGGGCGTACACAGCGCGTACCCCTCCTTGAAGGCGCGGATGTCCTCTCCGCCCGTCCTGACGCTCCGACGACGCCCGTTGGAGGCGGTGACGATCATCGCTCTTCCGAATCTTCTTCGGTCGGTCCTAATGCGGGTTTCGGGGTGGTCGCCTCAGAAAATTCGGCCTCTATAGCTTCCGGGTATTGTTCGGAATCGTCACGCGAACCCAGGTTCGCCTCTTCCAGGTCTGACTCCAGGACATCTCCGCGCTCCGAGATCTTCATCACGCGCCTCAACAGACCCAAGACCTTGGCCCTGGAAACCGGATCGCCAAAGGCCCGCGCCGCGCCCTCGCCATACTTGTCCTTGATCGCGGCCAACCGCTCCGCACTCACCGTCAGCGTGCCCAAGTCGCGAGATCCGGTGAGCCCCAGATCCATCTTAACGTCGTGCATCTTGGAGATGTAATCCATCAAGACCTTGGCCTGCCGGTCTACATCGGGATTGACCTTGCCGTTGCGACGCTCTTCACCATGGGACAGGTCGAAGCGGTACAGCAACGCCTCGTAGGCGCGTTCCAGACGGCGCAAGTCTTCCAGCCGGTCGCTGAACTCCTTCTGCGCCTTGACCACAACGTGCGGGAGCCTTGGTGCGATCAGGTCGACGCCCACGATCTCGCTTTCGGTGTAGTCCCGGAGCATGCCGACCAGCGAGGGCCGCCCCACGTCGAGGTATTCCCCCTCGTCCTCCTGGATGTAGCGGGCCACCTCGGGGCAGGGATAGCCCGCGCAGAGACGCTCGTAGACCTCCTGGTGGCAGCGCAGCTTCTTGATTTTCTCGAAGGGGTTCCCCCGGCTCATGGGGCACCAGGGGGTGACACCTTTGCGCACAGGTGCATCGGAATACGGGTCATCGGGCAACCTTTGTCATCTAGTCGATCTCTAGGGGGAGATCGCGGCAACGCCGTCTAGGGTATGCGTGGCAGAGTGCGTTTGTCAAGCGAAGGGTGGCTAGGCGGAACCGCTGGGGGATCCATCCGAGGGGAGGATGAGGCTGGACTGGACGAGGGCGTCGACCGCCTCGGCACGGGATGGGAACAGGTCCGAATGCACCTCGGTCGCGAACGCGTCGAAGTCTGCATGGTCGAACGAGAGGGTGTCCACCGGGGCGATGCGGCACCACTGGATGAGGACGGGCACCCATCGACCCGTCATCGCCCACACGTGATGGGCCAACCCGCGACAGAACTCTTCCATGGACGTGTCATCGTGCAGGTCATGATCGCAGTGGCAGGACATCGCCCAGAGCGGATCGGTATCCGGGGGGTCGCCCCCGTTCTCGTCCGTGCTGAGGGGGTAGATGTTGGTGTCTTCAAAGGCCCATTGATCGAGGAACTCCACGCCGCACGTGTCGCACGCCTCTTCATGCGTCAACCACTGTACGGTGACCCAGATCCGGTATTTTCTTCTCATGTGCTGTAGATCCTTTCTGCGGGTCCATTTTCGGAGAACCCGCCGTCCCGTTCCATGCCGAGCGGCCCCCCGCCAGACCTTGCCACGCCTGCCTTGGCGTGACCTGCCCAGCCCCGGACTGCGCCGCCATGCTCCGCCATACCGGCCCTGACAGGCCCAACCCATTCCCACCGTGCCCCACCTGGCCTCGCCAGCCCGGCCTCAACAAGCCAATCCATCCCACTCCCAACCTGCCGATCCGATCCAGGACTCACCTAGCCCCGCCAGTCCTAACCCCGCCTGCCGATCCGCGCCAGGCCCGTCCCGACCTCAACACGCCTTGCCTTTCCTGCCCGTCCGCTCCGGTCCCTGCGCAACCGTACCGTGCCGTTCCAGCCGATCCGAGCCTCGCCGCACCCTACCGTACCGAACCCCGACAAGCCGTTCCTGCCGTGCCCGTCCACACCATGCCGGTCCCTACCGCGCCTTGCCTCACCTCTCCTGCCTTGCCATGTCGTACAACGCCGTGCCGAGCCACTCCAGAACCAACCTCTCCTGCCTTGCCAAACCACACGTCACCAGACCGCGCCAAGCCCATCCTCGCCGCGCCTGCCAAGCACATCCGTCCGAACCGAGCCCCGCCATTCCTGCCAGGCCGCACCTAGACTGGCCAGTCCAGACCTTGCCCCTCCAGTCCTGCCCTTCCAGACCTCTCCGCCCATGCCGAATCCATCCATGCCAAGCCTGCCTCACGCTGCCCCTGCCAGCCCAACCTTACCGGGCCGAACCCAGCCCCTCCTTGCCTGCCTCACGTTGCCTCGCCCAACCGAACTATACCAAGACCAGCCGATCCTGCCGAGCCAGGCCCCGCCAATTCTCGCCATTCTTGCCAGTCCTCTCCTGCCTTTCCGCACCATGCCGCTCCTCACCCATCCAGTCCCAGCCGTTCCTGCCGAACCATGCCCCGCCAATTCTCGCCAAAACTTGCCATTCCTCTCCTGCCATGCCTGGCCCAGATCGCCGCCCTCCCAGGAGTAGCGATCCAAGCCCGTTGAAAGAAGGGCGCGGGCCTATGCCTCGTCCTCCTCGACGTCTTCCGCCTTCTTGCCCTTCTTTTTCTTGCTCTTCTTCTTCAGCATCTCATTCGCAGCCACGGCCTTCTGGATCTGCAACGCCTCAAGCACCGACTTGGCGTCCATCTCGCCCTTGCGCAGGTAGCCCGACGCCTTGGTCCACTTCGGCTTCTCCGGCAGATCCTCAACGTCAGCCACCTCGAAACGCCCGTACGTCCCATCCTTCTCCGGGCGCCACTCGAAGATGCCCACGCCGTATCCAGCCGTGTTGATCAAGTTGACGATCTGCTCTTTGGAAATCCCCAGCGCGTTGTACTCAATCACGACGTCCACCGCCCACTCCGGGTACTCCGGGCGAAAGCGGATGTCCGCCGACTTCGCCCCCTTCTGCCCTCCCACCCGCACGGGGTCCAAGCGCATCAAGCCCTTCATGGGCGTTCCGTCTTCTGCATTCAAAATCGCGGAGCGCTCCTTGTCCACTGTACCCCAGACGAAGAACGCCTGTCGCATGTGCGTCTTCTTCAGGTCGCTCACCATGCTGATCGCCGAGATCATGGCCTTCTTGACCGCCGTCGCCAAAATGGCCTCGTTGCCGTCCCGGTCGTAGTATTTGGCGTCCTCCATCTCCTGCTCAGCGTTCTTTTCCTCGCGCGCCCCCTTGGGGATCTTCATCGACTTGCCCAGGAGTTCCAAGACCGCCTTCTTCGACCAGGCATGCACGATCAGCGGATCGTACCCCTGGATTCTCACTCGCAGGTACTTGATGTCCAGGAACGGTTTGAACTTCGTGGTCACACCCGACTTCTCTTCCTTCGCCATGTTGTCCTCCGACGCGAACCCGGGTTCGCGTGCAAAGCGGCAATCTACTGCCGCAATCCTGCCGCCAGCTTACAGTCTTGCCCCTGTTTGTCAACCTGTCAGTTGCCCTCCCACGCCTCCTTGGTCCGCTTGCGTTCGATCAGCTTCTCAAACCAGGCAACGACGTTCGCCTGCTTCTCGATCTCGCCTCCGCTAACCGCTGCGTGGGCAACCTCGCGCTTACTCTCGATCAGCGCAATCATGTCCTCGTCAAAAGTGTCCTCGCCAGCTATCCAGTAGGCTGTAACCGCGCCTTGGACGCCAATTCGGTGGCAGCGCGCCTCCGCCTGGTCCATGTCTGCCGCGTGCCAAGCAAACTCGACGAACGCCACGTTGCTCGCGCATTGCAAGTTGAGTCCAACCGACGCCGCCTTGATCGAGCAGACGATCACGCGACAAGTCGGGTCGTTCCAGAACCGCTTGACCGCCGCGTCCCTGTTGTCGTCGCTGTCCCCGCCGCTGATCGACACCGCGCCGTAGTCGGCGAGATCGGCCTTAAGCTTCTCCTGGGCGTCCCTGTGATGCGCGAATACAACCAGCTTCTCTCCCTCCGCCGTGTCCAGCCAGTTGGCCAGCCACTCGCGTGTGGCCGCGTACTTCGCCGCAACCGCCAACTGCCGCAGCCCCTCGATCCGAACCAGCATCTCCGCCCGGTACGCCGACTCGCTGGGCAGCTCTCCACGCTGGCCCGCCATCCAACGCACGATGTCGTTCATGGCCTGCTCATACGCCTTTGGATCATCGACCTCGACCGGGACGACCGTTCTCTGCATCGCTGGCAAGTCCGCCAACACGTCTTTCTTCTCGCGCCGAACCATGCAGCGCTCGCGAAGGAGACGATTAAGTTCGTCCAAGTTGCTGGCCCCAGTCATGTCCCATCCGAACTTGGTTTCCTTGGCGTTCGCGTAGCGCTTCGCAAACGTCATGAACCCACCGAACCCCTGGAGCTGCCCAAGTACGTCCAACTGATGTGTCAACTCAACAGGTCGATTCAAAACCGGCGTTCCCGTGAGCAGCAGAACCGCCTGCAACCCCTGCTGCTTGGCCATGTCCTTGACTGCCTGGCTGCGCGCCGCCTTCTTGTTTTTGATAAAATGTGACTCGTCGACGATGAGCGCTTTGAACCCATGCGCCTTAAACGCCTCCAGATTGCGCCCGAGAATGTCGTAATTGACGATAACGAAGTCCCCGCACAAGCCCGCCGTCAACCCATGCCGCGCCAGCCTCTTGGCGTTCCCCTTGAGCCCAACGATGCTCGCCGTGCGACCTTCGAGGAACTTGCCAACCTCACGTGTCCATTGCCGCAAGACAGCCTTGGGCGCAACGACCAACGCCGGATAGGCGTCCAGTTGCACGACCGTCATAAGTGCCTGCAATGATTTCCCGATTCCCATCTCGTCGGCGATCAGCACGCGACGTTTTGCAACGGCGTAGGCAACGCCCGCCTTCTGGTAGGAGTACGGAACCGCGCCATCTCGAAGCCCACGCAACTCCAACTCTGCATCCGCCGCCTTGCTCGCCGCACGGAAGGTTTCAGCCTCCGCCCGGATCTCCGCCAGCCGCGCCGCAGCCGCCCCCAGACGCCAGCCCCACCGCTCGGCCAGTGCCTGGACAGCCCGCGCCGCCTCCGCCGTACAGGGTGCCGTCCAGACCTTATTCGCTGCATCCCAACGTCGCCCTGGAAGCGCATCCTTGAGCGCCGCCGTGGCCTCTTGGTTGTACGGGGTGCGCAACACGATCCGGTCGCCCTCGATGACCACATGATCCGCCTTGGGACGTTCTACCGTCGCAGCAGCCGTCGCAACCTGCGCCTGCGCCAATATCGCCTGGTCCGCGCCACTCACGAGGAAGTTGAACCGCGAGAAGATCGCCAGGAGCGCCTTGGCGTTCGCCGGGCTCAGTTCCGCCTCCCAGCGTCGCGCCAGCCCGTTCCAGCGCCGCCCGTTCGGGCACGCCTTGATCGCCGCGATGAGCGCCTCGTCGCGCGGGCTCTCGATGCAGACCGTGCGCTTCTCGACCCACGCCAGGTAGGGGGCCACCACGCGCACCTGCTCGCGCGTAATGCGCCCGTCCACGTAGTCCATCCGCTGTTGCTGACGCGCCGCCTCCGTGGCCCGCTCCTTGAACGCCTTGAAGGACGCCTCCCGGTTCACCTGCTCGGTGACGTTGGGCAGCCCCGCCCAGTCCACCCCGTAGGCCGTCAACTGGCCCCGGTAGTGGCCCAGCAAAGCCGATACCGCGATGCAGTCCTGCCGGGTCCACTGGTCCGCAGGGGTGCCCGCGATGGCCCGCCCGTAAGAGGTATCCGACGCGGAAAACCCCACGTCGTCCCGCTTCTTCGCGCCGTCGCAAACCTTCGCCAACGCGGCAGCCGCCGCCCGCAAACGCTCCGCGATAACCAGTAGGTCGATTCCGTTCATGTCCATGTGGGGGCCTCCTGACAGGCGCGACGATCAGCCGCCGCGATCCCTATTATTTTAACGCGCAAGCTGCGTTTGTCAACGTCTGTTCGGCGATTCAACCCGCCTATGTGACAAGGGCGACAAGGTCCAACTCCGCGAACAGGCGCAGGGGATCAACGGTTGGCTTGGCCCGGTAGGTAACGGCATGAAGGAGCAACGTGTCCACGTGGTTGCCGTCCTCCGTTCTCCGCAGAACGCAATGACGCGCCGGATCGTTGCCGCCAGGCGCAAAGCAGTCGCTCACGAACGCCTTGACGACGGCGTCATGCGGCCCTCGGCGGACGCCCAGGAGGGACGCGCCCAAGGTCGTCATGTTGCCGATACCTCGCGAATCGGACTGATCGGGAGAGACAACGATATGGATGGCGTCGACGTCGACCCACGCCCAAGGCGTCTCGGGATGGATGAGGTGCGTCATCGCCGGGGCGATGCCCCATTGCATGGTGACGTCGCTCATCCGGGCTTCCGCATGTTCAAGAGCAGCGCAATCCGCAGCAGGGCGGCCAGCGTCCCCGGATGCGCCCCTGCATCGACCTCCTCCGCGACGTCCAGCGGCGTCACCGTTTCCTTGCGGCGGTAGGATCGGTTCTTCGCCATCTTGCGCAGGTCCACCCCTGTGCGATCCTTCAGGGAAGCGAAGACCTCGCGCCACACCTGAGCCGCTTGCTCATCCGTCAGATGGTGCTCGGCCACGTAGTCATCCACCGTCTCCTGGATGCGCTCGCGCAACGACACCTCCTCTTGGGATTTCGGAAATTCCCGTGCAAACGCTGGTTCCACATCCACATGACACGCCTCGTCGACTGGCAATGGTGCGTCCTTGGGGTAGATCGCGATCTCCCCAACGAATCCCGTCGCCTGCGGGGTCGCGTCATGCACCTGGAGGATCAGCGCGCGCCGCGCTGCCACGACCTGCTCCCGCTCCCGGTCGATCACCTGCAACCGCTGCTCGGCGTCCACCAGCCGCTGGGCAAGGATCGTCAAGCGCTCCGCCGCCGTCCGGCCCGGCGCGTAGAGGCCAACGCTCCGCACCTTCGGCAGCACCTCGCCCGCGAACCACTGCTGGAACCTCGGGACCAGCGGCGCATGCCGTCGCGTCGCCGCGCACTGCATCAACAGCGCGTAGATGCCCCAGTCCGACGCGCACCACACCGGCTGCTCGCCCACCGTGATCCGGCGTTTCCACGCATCCGAGACGCTCAGGAACAGGTCGTCAAACCGCTCTCCGCAGCCCACGGCCTGGACCACATCCTCCGCCGCGAACCACGGCTCCCCGCCCGCCCAAATCACGCGCACCGGGTTCCCCTCAAACACGTACCTGTCGGGCTCTACCTGCAT